GAGGTTTCTTACTGCCTCTAACACATGCTTGTGCTCTTTCCCGAACTTTTCAGCAACCAACAAGCTACTTGTTATTGCTTGGTTGTCGGCACCGCGAAAAACGATTTCGCTCATATCGTCTGTTTCCTTCTGTTTATCTTATCAGGCTCTGCTACACCGATGGTAATAGTTGAACCATCAATGCGGCAATAGTAGACGTTTCCGTCCGTTCTCGGATAAGCCTTTTTCACATAACTAACCGTATTCTTGGCAGAGATACATGCAAGATAGCTCGGAAGTTCAACTGTGATCGAACCGCCTGCACCGATATTTCGGATGTCGCTCACCTGTATTTTACTTGCCTTCATTTTGGTAAATACTTTGTTTTTACTTATTATTAACATTAAAAGTTTGGAGAAGCCAAGAACAACCACTATCTTTGCATTGTTCAGATATGTAGACCGCGATTATTCTCGGCCCTCCTTACTTTGTCTTTCTGTTTTTACTGATTGACAAGTGCAAAGGTAATGGAAACAATTGTAACTACAAAGTATTTACAAATGTAATTACAATGTTTTAACGATTGTTCACATTGTAATGGGCAAAAAGGATAAAGCTAAACACTTTTTTGCTTATGAATAGCGTAACGGAAAGAATTTTGTCGGTTTTAAACAGACAGGGGTTAAGTATTAGTGGGTTCGCAAAAGCTGTTAACATCGACCCAGGGAATTTCAGCAAAAAGATGAAGGGCACGCAGCCTTTCACCAAGCGCGACTTCCTTTTGATAGAGAAGGCGACGGGGATAAGTAAAGAATGGTTGGAATTTGGCCTTGGCGAGATGATGGCCAAGGCACGGGCGATTGAGCCATGTGATGCCGGGCAAAGCGCCACGGCGGACGGGAAGCCGTTCTACGACGTTGATTTTGCGTTGGGGTACGATGCGATGTACAACGACGAGCCAAACGTGCCGTCAAAGTACATCTCTATCCCCGGCTATGAAAAGGCCGACTTCTGGTGCCGCACGTCAGGCGACAGCATGAAGCCGTTCATCAGCAACGGGGACATCATAGCCCTAAAGGAAGTGAACGACTGGCAAAGCTTCCTTCCGCTCAACGAAGTCTATGCCATCATGACCACGAACGACATGCGCACGGTGAAGGTGGTCAAGGGCGGAAGTGACAACGACCACTTCGTCCTGCACGCCTACAACGAGGACTATGACGACCAGGAGATAGCCAAGTCGGCCATCCGCAAGGTCTTCAAGGTCATAGGCGCGCTGAAGACGATGTAAGGGCATTTTTATGTGGCAAAAACCTCATTGACAAAGGTTACGCACAGGCCTACGTAGGCTCATTTGTGAGTAACCGTGTGAGTATAGAAAATAAAAAAATCGTAAAAACAAGAGTACAAATACGTTACGAAATCACATCGCGATTTTCCCAAGCCTGGGAGGCGGGTTCGATTCCCGTATTCCGCTCCCTTGTGTAAATCTCTAAAAATCAGCAACTTACACTTCAAAACCACTTTTCAATAGCCCCATTTAATTCGAGTCTCATGCTTGATTTATGGGAAAAATTGTTTAAATCTGTTGAAATTTGATGGTAAGTGTGTGAGTAAATGTGTGAGTAAAGTGTGAGTACTCGCAAAACGTGTGAGTAAACAACAATGAACAGTATTAAAACTTACGTTGAAAGCAAGACGACATACGTCTACTTCATCGTGTCTTACAACAAGAAGAGGTTTCAAGTCTTCACCGGCTTGAAGAGTTCAGAAAAGTTTGACGGGCTCGTTTTCCCTTCTTCCGTCCCTAATCATCGGGCGAAGACCTTCAAGCTAACAAAGCTCTATTCTGCCGTCGAGGAGTACATGATTAATCACGACAGAGAGGCCGTTCCGCTAATGAAAGCGCACCTAAAAGCTATTGTCAGTGGAGGAGCGGCATCGGAGGCAGAGAGGAATATCTTGTTCTATTTTGACGAATATGTGAAGACTAAAGCGAAGGAAAGTACCAAGCAAGTTTTCATGACGACGAAGAAAAGAATTGAACGTTTCGACGCTCATGCGACTTTTGACACCATAGATCGCGGGTGGCTCGAACGCTATCAAACATCAGAGCTGCTCAAAGGAAGGCTTGTCAATGGTATAGGCATAGACCTTAGAAACATAAGAACCGTGTTTAATTGGGCGATAGACAACGAAGTCACGACGAAATACCCATTCAGAAAATTCCAAATCAAGACGGAACGTCAAAGATATTTGTTCCTTAACGCGAAAGAGATGCGAGAGTATAAAAATTTTCCCGTTGAGCCTTTCATGGAGAAATATCGCGACCTTTTCGTTCTCGGCTTCTACCTCATTGGGATAAACCTGTCGGATCTTCTTGAACTTCCTGCGGACTGCATCAAGAATGGGCGGCTCCTGTATAGACGGAACAAGACTGGAAGGCTTTACGACATCAAGGTTGAGCCGGAAGCCATGGAAATAATAAAGAAATACAAGGGTGAAAAGCATCTTCTCTACATTTTGGATGGCGACCAGACAAAAGAGGCCAGCTTCAGAAGAACACTCGGAGACTATCTGAAGAGAATTGGCCCGACCAAGATGGAGAAGAACAAGAAAGGAGCATTAATCAAGAAGGCTATCACCCCACTACATAAAGATATAGTGTGGTACACTGCAAGAAGAAGCTGGGCTACAATAGCAGCCGAGCTTGACATACCAAAGGAAACAATTGGCAAGGCACTTGGGCATAGCGAATGGGATAATACGACAACGGATCTATACATCTCTTTCGACTACAAGAAGATTGACGAAGCAAACAGAAAAGTCATCGACTACGTGAACGCTGATACCGAAGAGAAAGGAGTATAGTGTATTTTGTGCACTTTTTGATAACAAAAAGGGGAGGCCGTCAAGCCTCCCCTTTCAGAACCTGTACTCATTTCCCGTTCACGATCTTTTCGACCCTGTCCATTATGTATTTGCATTCATCGTGGAGCTTCTTGCCTTTTCTTTCATACTCCTCCTGCGGCATATTGCCTCGGAGATATTCCGTCTCGTATGTCTTTTTAAGCAAGATTTTCTCAGCGACCTGGTTTTTCAGCTCCATTAAAATCAGCCGGCCTTCGAGAGAAAGTACGTGGTTGTTTCTATCCACAGATATTTCCTCTTCGATGTCAATGCGAGTTCTAAGGATTTCGTTATCCTTTTCCGCCTTGAGGCAATTCGCCCATGCGATAACCGCTGCACACCAGATGATGGCACATTCGAGCCTATCGGATAATAGGCAAAACAATACTCCGGACACTGCTATGACCAGGCATACGAAAGATAGGCGTTGCAGTTTATTGATTTTTTTCATAAGCGTTACTAAAACAGGAACATAAACGTTTTGATATTCAATCTCCGAAATCAAGTTTCGGGCTGAATTTATCAGCGTACCATTTCTTGTATGATTTGCCCGAAATCCACCAGTCGAAGATGTTTTCCGCTATTTCGTTCTCTTGCTCCTCAGTCAAGCGGTCAGACGAGGAGCTTTCCGAAAACCCGTCTTCGGGTTCCGCATTGCCCACAATCCGCGATTTGTCCGTTGGTTGTGCTGGGGGGGGGTAAAGGCGTTTTCTGCTCGCATGGCTTTGCCGTTGATGAAGAACCCGTTGGTGTTAGGCCGCCATTCGTACCCCCCTGCCCGTCCTGAGCAATCCTCTGACATTTGCGAGAGGGATCCAGTCCCTTCTGATGTTCCACCAGATAAATTCTCCTTTGAATACCCCCCCATCTCGGATAGCCTTGATGGCCTTAATCCAGCCGCGCTTCACATGAGGATAACGTTCTATATCCCTGCGCTTTTGTTTGGCTGGCGACATAGGGCAGCAGATACACCCGATACGGTGGAAGCCTTGGTCATAGAGCTCGCAGTGGGCGATGTCGAGGGCGTTCAGGAAAGTCCAAACATCATCATCCGACCAATTTATGATAGGGGAAATAAGAAGAGACTCCTTGCCGCGGATGCAGCCAAGCACTCGCTCTCCGTCCGCGTTGACAATAGTAACCTCCTTATAGCCTTTAGGTTTGCGGCCGCGCCTAATGTGATTATTCTCCTTGCGGTACTCTTCAAGCTCATCAAGATTTCCGCTGAACTTTCTGTTGTTAATCTCAACTTCGTTCCGCTTTGCCCGGCGCGTGCTCTCGGCATGGCGGATGCCGATCAACGTAACCTTTCCTGCGCCTGCCGTTTCCTTGTACTCGGCACAACACCAGCGCACTCGCATTGTTGGCAATATCTTCATCTTTACCGCAAGATTGAAAATGCTGTCTTTGGGCTTGATGAGTTCAACGTCTGGATATTGCGTTCTCACAAAGCGGATGACCTCGGGTGGGTCAACGCTCGTAAGGTTCATGTGCGTCTTATGCCTCACACCGGCGAGTTTCACGATATGGTAGAGGCATTGACTGTCTTTGCCGCCGCTGAATGTGTTGTAAAACCCGTTTTCCGGGTCATATACAAGGGCGAGCTTCTCTGCCTTTCGCAGAAGGTTGATGCTGTGCATTATCTTCTCCTGCATCGGCTTCTTGAACTTAGGCAGGATTTCTTCGAGCCTGAAGTCTAATTGCGAATTTATCATGTTTCCAAAGTTGGTTTTTGTATAAGCGGCACCGACTTTCACAAGCCAGTGCCGAGAAATTTCCATCGATGCAAATGAATATACTAATTGTTTTGCCGTAATTTCAGTACACTCGGGAGGTGCTTCTCGCTATACTTCTTTCGCAAGTATTCAATCACTTGGTCGTCTAATTGAAACCACTCTCCTCTTACTCGTTTATCAGAATATTTCTGATGTAACTCTTTTTCGATGTCTTGATTTATAATAAGAATCATCTCTATTGTTGGTTTTTCTGATTGTAAAGTCTTTTCTCTAAAACAAGGATTTTTCGACTTCCCAATTTTATAAAAACCAGTATTATGGTCTATCATAATGTATGTTTTAAAACCACATTCCTTGCAAGACTTAGTTGTAGAAGAATTAATCGAAAATCTGATAGGAGTTGTCATAGCAATCCATTTAGAAATTTCATTCATAATCTCACAAAGTTCTTCTCTATCTTCGTTAGGACAAAGACAAACAAAAAGTCTGCTTTGAAAAGAAAGCAAAGATTCGTGATTCCATTCTTTCTTTTTCTTAAACTCATTTTTAAGAGAAGAAAAGTTTTCCAACTCTACATCTTTATTCATAAGTTCATCAAAAGAAACCGCATTGAACATACTATCCTTCGTTCTCTGCTCGACCAAAAAGTTACCCATTGGTCGTTTCATTACTTGGTTTGTTTTCATCTGCATCATGAAAAGCGTTAAGCCCTATCGTCCGCTTGGGTCACGCTCCAAACTTCGGATAGGGCTTAACTGAATTTATCTGAATGGCTTGCGCCAGGATAATTCTCCGTTCGTGCTTTTAGCGCGTGACTTCTAAAGCGATTGCAAAAGTAAGCCACCGCAGCCATTCTTCCAAATACCGCAAACAAGTGTTAAATGATGGTATCTGTTGGTATCTGTGGACATCTGTTGATAACTAAAAATACCAATTTGTCTTTTTGTGATTAATTAACATTGGGAAACCACAAACTTACAATAAGCGCAAAAAAGTATCTACTTTATGCTCAGCAGTGCTTGCTTGTTGAAGCCAACGATGTTGAGCAACTCGCAAAAGAGTGCGTCGTACCATCGTATCTGCGTCTGCTGCTGGTGGTTCGGGTCTTGCTGGTTTTCACCGTACTTGCCGAAAGCAGGAGTGATGACGTACCACTTGTGAACCTTTCCTTGCTTGCCAGGGCGAGTGGCTTTCTTCACAATGCCCTTAATCTCCAACATTCGGTTAAAGGCTTGTGCGGAAATACCAACGTTGTGCTCTTTCAGGAGGTCTGTGGCAGCGTGAGTGACTGAAAGCTCCGTTCCTGCGTTCACCGCTTTGGGCAGTGCGTCGTCCAAGCCAACCATCTTGCCAATCTTCTGCGCAATCCCCAGCTTGCTTGCATCGTTGAGGTTGAGGAACTTTGCGCTCCAATCGGCAAAGGCTATCTTTGCATTTACCTGCTCTTGAATACTTGACTGCTGCTGAATGTTGTTCGCAACGTGGTGAAACACTCTGCGATAAACCTCGAATACTGGGCGAACCTTGCGAGCAACAAAATACTCCAAGCAAGCGGAAGTAATAAAATATTCGATACCGCCACCTACAAATGTCCCATCGTTTGACCGCTCCACATTTTGGGGGAGTGGCAAATAATCAACATTCTCGATAAAATTAGCTTTCAAGGCTCTTACAGCTGCATCTTTGCGAGTGTAAGCCAACTGCCAGACATCATCAAGGTTTACTGAAAACACCTTGTCTTGCTGGTCTAATGCCAACACGCCACGGAAGTAGCGTTCAATGTCAGAAGGGACGCTCTCCTTAGTTAAAATCAAATTTTCGTTCATTTCGATATATTTTTGAACGTTAAACTTTAAGATGCACATAAAGGGCGCATCATTGCCCTTTCGTTCAATGCCTATATCGGGAAGCACGACTACACCATTACAATGCAGTCAAAGGGTGATGCGCCCAAGTATCTTAAACCAAAAAGTTGTCGAGCATAAAAAATGCCCCACCGTCTTCGGCAGAGCTTCCAACCTCGCCGATATATTTATTGAACGCTGCAAAGATACGAAAGATTTCAGTTCTGGCCAAACGAAAACGCAAAAAATCGCTCGGCAAAATTTCAAAATCGGGCAAAAAATATTCGCAAATATTGACAATACCAAAAACTTTTCCTCTCGCACGTGCGCACACGCGTATTAGCTTACGCAACTGATAGTATATTATATTTAATATATATATTATTATAATTATATTTATTTAATATATTTATTATAATTATTATATATATTTTCTTTTTGCTTCTTTTTCTTTTTGTTTGCCTCTCTTTGCTTCTCTCTTTTCTCTTTTACTCTTTTTTGGTTCTTTTTTCTCGTTTTCTCATTTCTCTCTCATTTCTCTCAATTCGATGACGCTCCGAAAAATTCGCCATAACCTCAAAAAGAGTTGAACATGCTCTAAAAGAGTGACATGATTTTTTTCTTACAGGAACTCCCCCCAAAGCCCCCTCTTTTGCGAAAGGAATGGAAAAGACACCCCGCTCAACCAACTAAGGCGAGCGGGGTGCGGTGATGACGAGAGCTTACTCTTGCGGCTTCTTCGTCAGCTTGTCTTCCCATGCCGGCTCTGCATCGTACGCCTTGAAGACTACGACGTTGCCCTCTTCCTCGACGTCCATCTGCTGAACGACATCAAGGCTGTTGACACTCACAAGACCGTCTGCCTTGCGCACATTAACGTAGGCAATTGCAAGTTCAATAGAAACGTTCTCCAACACGACTTCTTCCTTGCCATTCTCAACTTTGACCAAATTGTACTTTTTCATAATTCTTGAATGTGTTTTTAATGATTTATATTTAAAAATGCCGAAAAACGGCGTTATTTTCGATTTAACGGCCTTCCACTCGCCATGTGGACAACTTATCCACACCGCCCGCAAAAGGCCGTCAGAAAGCTTAAATCGGGGCTTAGTCGCAATAATACTGCTTCGTCTGATACACGGGTTCCTTGAAGACGGTCTTCTCGTCGTCCACTTCCCCGTCCTCATCAAAGAACTCCTCTATAGGCTCACCATCGTAAACCTCATAGCGGAAATTGTTGCTGCGGCCTTCGTAGTCGTTGTCACCGTCGGCCACTTCGTCGTAGCCTCTCGTCTCGTCGTCACAATAAGCCTTGGCTTCTTCAAGCGTTGGAAACTCTTTAATCTTGAAAACCTCAACGTTGTTGTTGTAATAGACAGTGAACACGTCTACATCTACGATGTCGTTGCCGTCCCATGCAGCAGGAGCCACATGCTTCAACTTGGAATAATCCTCGTCGCTTATCCCGCAAACGTTCCCGTCAACACACGTGGCAACAATATTGTTATCTTCGATTACTTGCGCCAGCTCGGGTGCAACGCCTCCTACAAATTCTATTTTCTTCATAGTTCCTGACTTAACCGTGATGTCGAGGGCTGAATGGTTAATTGAAAAGGTTTATGACCGCCTTGCTGATGCTGCGCTTGGCGCAGATATAGTTCGCGGTCATGGTGATGTTCGGGGTGTTCCCATTGACATGACCCATCATGATGGCTATCTGGTCAAGCGGACACCCACGCAGGAACAGGTTGGTCGCAAAAGACCTGCGCCCCGTGTGGCTCGTCACAAACTCGTACTTCTTCCCGGTCTTCGATTTACCCTGGCTGAAGACTGTTGTTCGCTCGTCGATGCCGCATTTCCTGCAAAGCTCCTTGATGCGCTCATTTAAATGGTCTACGCGCATGTTTTTAAACTCGTCCGGCCAATTGTCCACGAGATATGGCTCAAGCCATTTGTGCACGGGCACAGATACCTCTACGGGGTGTTTCTGTGCCACGTAAGTGATGTACTTGATTCCGTCAATCTCGTGGACGTTCGCCATTGAAAAACGATGGCAGTCAACGCAGCGGGCGCCAGTAAGGCACTCGCGCATGAAAATAGCCTTCACGTATTTTTCAAGATCCGTGTCAGGCTCATACAAGTGCAATCGTTTGATCTCGGAGGTCGTCAGGTACACATTCTTCGTGATTGTCTTCTTGACACTCAGAATTGACGTGTAGGTCTTTGACTGGATGGGCTTTGTCGCCTTGTTCCTGTTGAGCACAGCCTTCAACTCCGCGCATATCGTGCGGACGCTGTTCGGCGAAATCTCTTCCATCATGTTCTCCCGAAGGTCGGAAAGGACATCGTCGGTCAAATCGTCCCAGTCGGGGTTCTTGCCCAAGATGTCCCGCAGACGCACAAGCGTGCTAACCCTGTTTGGATGCTTCCTGCACCAGGTGCCGCTGAACGAGTGCCATTGCGGGTTCATGACGGACAGGAATCCGTGGCGGATGGCGGATGAATACCTCCGCCTCTGTTCGTCTGTAAGTTCTTTCATATTCGAAATATTGTTGGTTAATAATGAAGGCACGGCCATTTGCAGGCCACGCCCGTTCCGCTAAATCAAGGACACAAGTGCAGTATCGATGCCGTGCCTCTTCTTCTTCTCTACTACGTACCCTCCCATGATTTGCAGGAGGGAAAGGGCGTTCTTGAAGTAAGGGGAGTCAACAACGATGCGAGGACGCTCAATATCACGAATATTGAACCCGCTGGTGTATTCGTCAAGAAGCGTGTCGAAACCGGCCGGAACGCAATTGTCGCATTCCCCGTCCTTTGTTTGAGCTTTCCACCCTCCGGCCTTTCCGGTTGAAAGTCGCCAGTAAATGGCTTCTTTGTATGGACGCGAGAAGACGCTCCAATCCTCTTTGGTCTTCATCGCCAGCTCCAAAATTTCGTCATCGGTTTTCACGTCAAGAAACCTGTAACTCACAAGCAGCAGTTTGTCCTTTACCTCGTGCTCTCTGAAATAATCCGCGACAGCCTCAAGGAACCCGTTCGTATCGAACTTGTTCGCTACATATCCCTTCTCCTTCAAAAGGTCTTGAGCAGTTGTTATTTTCGCCATAGTCTTGTTATTGGTTTCACGTCCGCAAAGGTAGGTATATTATATTATAACAACCTACACTTTCCTGCTTTTAACACTTAATTAACAGTCAATCTATGAGTGAAGGTATCTTCATGTTGTGCTTTACGCTGATATGAATGAAATTATCCGGTCTAATCACAACACGGTACACGAGGCCAGAGTCCCCATCGCAGTCGTCAAGGAACGTCAGCACGCAGTCTTCGCAATCGGATACGTCAACATCTGTAAGCCGATTCACGATAGACTTCGCCCATGTCTTGAAATGGCATCCGTCCATGTCAATAAAGGAAGTGAATGGATGGACTTCAAGAATATTCGAGTAACATTCCGCATAAGTCGTGACAGTGAGGGCAAACCCAACCGACTTTTTCCCGATGTCGGCATGTATGTGATTGTCAAACATCGCGTCAAGCAAAACATCCAGGCAAACATTGGTCTCATCAATCGGAGCAGGTATCAAAGTAGCCCACTCCTCAGTTGTCATTTCTATTCTTTTCATATTCTCGTTAAATTGATTAGTAATTGCCGTTTTTAACTCGGATTTAACTCTCTTTGGCTGCCTCGAACAGGATATACCAGTCGAGGATGCCTAAGCCCTGCAAGAAATAGCCGAGCGACAAGGCCTCGTCTCTGAATTTCTCCACTCTCGCCAGGAACGTCGTGTCGTAGCCAAAGTGCTCGAATAGTTTCTTCGCAACCACGAACTTCCAGTCATCGTCCAGGTAGTCTTGCTTGATGCCGTTGAACTCGATGTTTCTATCTACTGCATCGTATGCTTCCTCCCACACATTGTCGATGGCCTCCAAGAGCTCCTTGGCTGTCTTCGTGTAGTCGATGTCCGTATCCGTGATGTTGAGGAGAATCTTGCCGTTCTCGTCAACCAAGTGCCACTCGTAGTAGCCTACTTCTAATCTTACTTTCTTATCCATAATCTCAATATTTTTGGTTCGTTTGAAACCGTGACAAAACATCACGGCTTTGGTTTGGCTAATTGCGGTTGGTTAAGGCTTTCTCCAACTTGTCTCTAACCTGGTTCTTGAATCTCTCCAACATCTCGTCCAACTCACATCTGATAGAATCGCCGTGGATGTAGGAGGAATACGTTCTTGCATTCTCGATGGATGTCAGAATATTGGATATAGCCAGCAACTCTCCGTCGTCGAAATCATAGCAGTCGCAGCTGCAAGTCAGGCCGTTCCTGTAGTTCTCGAACTTCTTGTCCGGGTAGGCGTGGTTATGGAATGCCACCACCAACTCTCGCAGCATCTCCTTGCAGTCAACCATGTCGTTAATGATGCCCTGTAGGTCGTAAGGTGCACCATTCGTTCCATGTCCGTCCGGACCTATCCAGTTGATAGCCTCCTCGCTTGGGTCAAGGCCTCTCCAGTACTCCTCCAATTTGTCTGCGAAGTCGCACTCGTTATCAGTCTCGAACCAGATGGTAACGATGAAGTCTTGATCTTGTGGTGATTGCTTCTCCAGCTCTACACAAGTATGTCCCTCGTTTGGAGACTCTGATATGCTAAAACTCCAATCTATCTCTTCTGCATACTTCAAAAAATCATTCATAATCTTTACAATTTATTGGTTAAACAAATGGGACCCTCCGAAGAGGGCTTTTGGCTTAGTGGGCGAGGAATCCGACAGCCTGTCCTTTTCCTATCTTCCAACAGAGCCTGTCTTCCTTTAGGCACTCCGTGCAGTTTCCTGAGCAGAGCATCGTGCCTTCGGGAGCTGACGTTCCGTTCTCGAATATTGGGTGCGCCTCAGGGAATCCGTGCGGGTTCGGCATGTCCAAGCCAAGCCATCCCGAGAACAGGATATGCAAGTTCTCGGGGATCACGTTGCCCTTGTCGAGGTATCCGTTGCACACCTTGAACATCTTGGTGAATGTCAAGAACTTCGTCTCGGGGTGATTTCTCGCAATCTCGCACATCTTCCCAAGATACCACTCGTCCTTGATGTCTCCGCCAACGTGGAAGCGAAAGGCGCGAGGGGATCTGTAGTTGATGTATCCGTCTATCTCCTTGAAGTAACGCTCTGGATCCTCATGGAGGATTGCGGAGTTCGTCGCTCTGGACTTAATGACTCCCTTGTAGATGAGGTCGTTGCGTAGATCATAGCAGGACTTGCTGCATAGACCGCAGTTCCCGCAGTCCATTACAGGAATGAGGGAAACGGAGGGGATGGCGCCTAACTTGATGTTCCCATCGCTGATGCTAACGTGAAGGTTATCCACGTTGCCAACTGCGTCATCGTAGGCAGCCTGTGCCTTTGCGATGCGCCTTGCCATGTTTTCCTTTGTCAACACCCAGTAAATTCTTTTGCTCATAATTCTAAAACTTTAATTGGTTAATATTAGGAATGAAAGAAGGAGGCGTGTCTCACGACAGACCCCCTTTTCACCATTTAAACAAATCGAGTTATGTGTAGCGGCCAGCGCTATGGCTGGCTTGTTTGGCTAATGTGGCTCTCGGCTGTGTGCCTCGCTATATCGTTCTGATATAAAGAGCTTATATGAGAATGATCCTAACCGGTTAACCTTACCGGAGAGATCAGGATGCTACTAACAGTATTTATGAATTTACCCTCCTTGCGCATTGTTCGGCTCGCAATAACCATATTGTTGCGCAGAATCAATGGGATGTATAGTGCGTGTAATTTTACGATCAATGCGCCGCACGACTGAGGCGCCTGTCAGCGAAAGCAAGACAAGGCGCCTTGGATTAATGCGGCGTAGGTGAAACTTCAATCTTTTCTGCGCGGGCCTATATACCCTTGTTTTTTGTGGACACGCTCAAAGACCTGTTGCATATCTGTATTTTGTTGATTTAACCAGAAACATAGGCGGGTCCCTGCAACGGTAACAGCGGTGTAAGGGCCCCGCCTGTTTGGCTCTGGTTATTGAAGTCCCGTCTTCTCGTGTGTCCTTTTCGGCTTGCGATAGCTCTTGGACTGACCGACGGCTCGGCACATGGGTATAATTCCTTGATTAGCTACAGGTAGTCGCCAGACTCTGAGTGCAAGTGATGCGCAGCATCAGAGTCTGGTTAGAGACCTGTCGCATAAACGTTGCCGTTTATCAATCCTTGGCGGTGTGCGCCGCCTGTGGAAGTCATACGGACTGGCACATAACGATAGTTAGTAGATATTGCCTGCCTTGTGCGTCTTCACAAGGTCCCTCAGCCAATCTCAAGTCGAATGCCGATAGGTGTGAAACTTGACTCGGCTGATCACGAGACCCTTGTCGATGGCATACTGCCAACGCTCGGGCTCGAAGAACATTTGTAGGATTTTGTCTTCATTCATAATTCTTCTTGCTTTGGTTATTGCGATGGAGGGTTACACCCTCCCACACTTAGGCGTGCTTGTGTTTTGCGAAGTCCTCTATAACCTTCTCGTAGATTTCGCCTGTCAGGAATAGACTGAAATTAGACTGGCCTACAACCCAATGCTTTTCCTCCCAACATGGCGGAATCTTTATTCCTATCATTTCAAGGAACGATAAGTCGGCATTATTCTCGTGCGCAACGCCAACCCATCCTATCTTGCCATTTATGACGTACATCTCCCCGGATCCATTCAATCTAAAGTTGACGTGCCACACAATAGCCTCTACTAATCTTTCTTTTTCTGTCATACTCTTAACGTTTTGGTTATAGTAAGGGAGAATACTCTCCCCCCAATTTGGCTATGGCTTGATTTCCTGATACACAGGGCCATCTTCCTCTTCGCATCTGTAGAAACCCTGGTCATCTTCGACCTCAAGTTCTGCTCCACAGTAATCGTCAGAGCCAAGAATAATCTCGCTGTTATTGTAGGCGTCCTGCACGAGCTGCATCGCTTGACTTTCATTCTCCGCCTCTACACTAACGACCTTGTTTAAGGTCTCTGTTACTGATACATAATACTTCATAATCTTTACTTTTTTAGTTATAGTAAGGGAGGTTAGCCTCCCTTTGTTTTTGGCTTGTATGCCTCTTGTTTTAGGTTAATCGCATCTCCTGCCATATAGAAGCAGTCGGACTCTCTAAGGCCAAGACCTTCCTCTGAGTAGAGATATGTTTCAATATCTTCCTCATCCCACTCGTCTGGGCATCCACAGATAACACGTACCTCGGAGGTAGCGTAGTTCATAATTGCTATTTGCATATTCTTATACTTTTTGGTTAATAATGGGCACAGGGATTGCTCCCTGACCTTTTGGCTAAGTCCAATTCACAATAAGGATTTGGCGGATGATGTCGGTGTTGTAGTCTTCGTCAAGAATGTATCTTATGAGAGCCTTCTTGACTTTTATCTCCCTGAGATCGTCGTTTGGCTCATCGAAAGCCTCGGCAAAGTAATCCATTCCGAACATATCCGCCTCCTTGAGGACGTAATCCTTGAAATCGCTTGCGTTCCATGTAGGCGTATAGCCTCTTTCTAAAATCTCGTCTATAATCATAATTGTAAAAGTTTGGTTTGCTGTAGGTAGCCAAGCGGCTACCATTCTTAGGCTTTTTCAGAGTTCGCTGGACAAGGCGTCCAACACCATTTTCGCATGGTACGCAACAGGATTGTTGTACTTCATCTCTGCGAGGATACGTCTCTCGCAAATCTCCATGCAACGCTCGTCTGCAACATCTTCCGATTCCACCGTAGCTCCAAGCACGGTGCGATCGGAGGGCTTCCCGATGAAATAACTATTTCCACAACGATAGCAGATGATCGTCCTGCCAATCTTGTAAACTACATTGCAGCCCTTGAGCTGCTTCTTGATCTTCTCGTTCATAATTCTCGTTTATTGGTGAATAGAAAGGGAGCGTGCAAGCTCCCCCGCATTTTAGGCGGTTTTCTTAGGCACGAGGCCGTTCTCTTCGATAACACGGTCAATGAGGTCGTCTGCGTCATCAATGAAATAGCTTCCGCAAGAGTCAACCATCTCCCATTCGTAGCCGTCCTCCGGTTCCCTGTCGGTTCCAGGGAACGTCTTGATGTAATGGACTTTCTTCTCGAGGGTGTAGAGGAGAACGTCTCCCCATAACCACTTGCCGATTTCTTCGGCTTCCTGCTGCATCGCTTCAACGGCACGCTTGCGCCAGTCTTTCTCATCTGGGAAATAGTTCAGGAAACGCTTCTTGTCGCAATAGGCGAAACCTTCCACACAGTCGCCCTGGCTATAGCCGCGGCTGCTCCATGTAGTGAAAGCAATCTCCTTCTGGCAAAACTCCATGAGATACTCAAGATCGCCAACATCAAGCTCCTTGACAACGTAGTCGAGATAGTTGTTCTTAACATCGTCGGGCGTGTATTCCAAGACCTCTCTCCATCGCTCGTCTGTGCGACCGAGATTGCAAGCCCTATATAATATCCACATGTGCCGACTCTTGTCATATTGGAAACTCAAATCACGGACATGCTCGTTTATATAGCCGATGATGGTCTTGTTGGGAATATGGTCGAGCACCATTAGATGAAGGACATCGTCAATATCCTTGTCATGGCCGTACTCGTCCAGATTGCCTCTGCAACATCCGCTGTTTTCATAGATGAATTTACCAACCAAATCAATGTCGGTGTAGGGGCACAATGGATCATCGTCCTGGTAGACGGAGATTCTGTAATCTCCAATCTCCTTCTGTTCATACATGTAACTCATAATCTCGTAATTTTAAATGGTTGTACAATGAGCCCCATGGGACTTTGCCGCATGGGGCGGTTTGACTAAAACTTGTACTCGTGTTTCTTGCGTGTGTAATTGTCCACGTAAAACACCTTCACAGCACCGTGATCCTTACGAAGCTTGTTGGCGTTGTATGCCACTCGCTCCATGCTTCCGCAAATCACGTAGTCGTGTTCCTCTCCGTTGCTATCTACAAAGGAGACGCTAAAACCGCTCCACATGAATCTGTCCAAGTTCTTTCTTACAAACTCATCGAACTTGTAGCAAACGTGAGCAGCCATCTCGTGCATCTTTACGTAATGCTCCTCATTTCCCCAAAGGGTCTTGGCAATAAGGAGACTTATTCTCTCCTTCCCTCTGTACTCAATACAGAAGTCTGTGTATATGCCCTCGTTGCAGCCAAACGTCGTGATTGAAAACGAATCGAACCCCTCGCTCACAATCTCTCTTTCGTCAAGCTGCTCAGGGATAAAATAATCGAGGCATGCCTTGTCTGCCCAGTCTCCATCCACGATGTAGTCGTAGATAATTCTCCCCAAGTCTATGGGAGTGTAAGGTCTGTCAATACCTGCAATTTTTGTTTTGCTCATAATTATTCTGTTTTGGTTAATAAAGAGCCCGTGCCGTTATTTGGCACGGGCAATTCTGGCTTCAGTCGTGGTACGCAATGGCAACCAACTCTAAAACTGCCGAGTGCAGAAGGTTCTCTGCGCGAGGGTCAACGAGTCCGTTCATGCGAGCGCTGTGCATCTTTCTGGACGCAATCTTCACACGGTTGATTTCATACATGAGCGAACGCTCAAAATTCCTGTCACAATTCTTGTCTCTTAGCATGATTATTCTGTTTTGGTTAATAGAAGGCAGTGCGAATTATCGCACTGCCCAAATTAGGCTCACTCTACACAGGCCACAACCAACTTGCAGTCCGCATAGCTCACAAATTCAACATGGGAGAACGTCTCCTGCATGCGCTCAATGGTGAGCTCGGCCTCAAACAGGCCCGCACATTCAACGCTCATCGTGCTCATTCCGCACCCTCGTTGCTTGTTATGATCTTGGCCACGTTGTACGTGCCGAAACTCACGTCAAGGGACAGAAGCTCGGCAAACTTTAATGCGTCTTCTTCTTTTTCAAAAGAACGCTCAGCGTAACTGTTTCCGTTAGGGAAGGTCTTCACGACAATAAATTCTTTTCTCATTATTCTGTATTTTACGGTTAATAATGGAGGCTGCCATTTACCACGGCAACCATTTCCGGCTTATTCGTCGTATGCGAAAGCGTGCAACCGCTCGAAGTAGTCGCTGCCGCCATACCTGTCCATGTCGCCAACGCTGTCCATGTCGTTCATCAGCTGGCGAACATCCTCACGCATTTCCTTACGCTCAATCTCCAGCTGAGCCCTTGACCTGCTGCCGAAAGACATGAGAACAAGGGGAAACACACACACGAAAATCACAAACTTTTTCATAATTATTGCTGTTTTATGGTTAATGGTTGCACGGTGGTGAAGACCATGCAATTTTAGCTTTAGCGTGTGTGCTCTCGCGTCTTGTGATTTAACGGCTTCACCAAGATTTGCCGGCGGAGTAATTAAGCAGCCCCTTTCCTCTGCTGCGTTTAGTGTTCGCCTCACCGCTCCGCTTTCAGTCATTTCTTTGTTTAGAGGTGGCAGAATGGCTCAAAGGTAGCTGTTTCCGAAAATCCGTAAGTTCCACCTAAGACTAATGATGTCTTTGTTCCGTGCGAGGACTCGAACCTCAACAAGCGCCGACCGCTCACGGATAACCGCTCCACATATGGGCGTCTGGCTCAGAAGTCGAAACCAACTATCACCTCACGGTCGCCACGCAGAAACGTCTCGTGGTTCACGTCGTCGAACAGGTAACACTCATACTTCCGCTCGCTCCTCTCGTAATAGCCGCGCACGTAGACACGGCCGTTCGGACTGAGCTTGAAATATTCGCCCTGCTTGAGCTCCTTCACTTTCATGACGGTAAACTCGTCACCGCGCTCCATCGTGTGAACGCAGCCGCGTGACTTGCTGAATGAACGCAGGCTCTCTCCTGAAATCTTTATCGTACTCATAATCATTTTGATTTTGAAGGTTAATTATCGTACTGCCCGACAAAACGGGCAGCGGTTGGGCTCAAAGGTCCGCAGGCGCAATTATCGTACTTCCCAAGCTCAGCGCAAACCGGGCGACAGCAAATTCTCCAGGCGCAGCGTGGAACGCCACAGCTCACGAAAGAACCATCTGCCAATTATCGTACTGCTCCAGAAATAGCCAAGCGCAAGTGTGTAGAAAACACCAAGCACGAAGGCAATTATCGTACTGCTGAACAACAACACGCACGGCAACGCCTGAATGGTGCCAAGCACCATAATGGCGCACGAATAGATGACTTGTCTCATAATCATATGAATTTAATTGGTTAATTATCGTACTGTAGCCACGCACGACAATTACCGTACTGGCTACAGATTTTAGGCTAAAACAGCCACAACAAACTTTTTGCCGTTGTAGCTCATGAACTCTACGTGGCTGTATATCGTCTGTAAGTCGGCGATACACGATTCCATCGCTCTTCCGCTTCTGCAATCTAATCTCAATGTGCTCATAATTCTAATTTGTTTGGTGAATAGAAAAGCCTACACGGAAATGCAGGCTTGAATTTTGGCTGAATGTCAGAAAGAAACAGCTCCGATGTTGTTCGCACGCATGTAGATTCTATCTGCAACGTACATCACAAAGTTACGCACACGCCCCACGTAAGGAGCTCTCGCACTTGCCAACAATCCTGCGAACTGGGCACGGGTCAAAAATCCCATGTTGAAGTCGTTCACTGCGTTTCTTACCTCTGCTACATTCTTCTTGTTAATTGCTTTCATAATTCTATTAATTTAAATGGTGAATAAATAGGAGGGCTGGGATTTCTCTCAGCCCCGATTTAAGCCAGGACGTGCATCTTGGCACCACGTTTTGTCTTTATCGTCTTCACCACGTGGCTCACGCCCTACAGATTTATTGCTTCTGCGAGCAGCTCGTTTTTCACTGAGGAGACAGACGTCTCGCGCGGATGACGGGCAACCGCTTTCAGTCAGCGTGAACAGTGTGCGCCTTGGTACGCTGCGGACCGTGGTCACGCACACCGTGATTTTACGGGTAACCAGCCCGCTGCGCTCACGACACGCATAGAATATGAATTATGATTTTTCTCTCTTCAAACTCTCACATCGCTATGTGATACAAACTCCCTGCGGTCCCGCCGTCTCATCTCATTCGACGCTCAGGTGAGGAATTTTCCTCGCTCCTCTCGGACGGGTGTCTCTGGTGGCAGCGCGTGCCATCTCTCTCCGTCTCGGTGTGCCTCTCGCACTCTCAATTTACCGAGGAGCTTTTCTTTCCCAATTAGTTGCCCATGGAGAATTTCAGTCCTTCATGGGGTAAGCCCACACGCCACGACAAGGCTTGAGAAATGTGTGGGGAAAAATAAGGGCATGAGTACCCGCACCAAATCTTTTGAATCTGGTGAAAATTACATGGAGACCGTATAAACGGCCTCCATGTAATTGGATGCCAGGAAGGATTATTTGCCCTTCGCTTTGGCCGCCTTTTCTTCAGCCTCTATTTGTCTTAGAGCCTCAAGTGCCGCCGCCTTTCGAGCCTTAAGCGATATCCGTTTGTTACGTGCTTCGTTCAGTTCTCCACCCCAAACCTGGAACTCTTTGTAGAGTTCTAACACTTTGGAAGCCAAAACGGAAACAGAAAAACAGGCATCATTGAAAGAGTCCTTGTCATAGTGGTTATCGAACCACTCCACAAACTTGTTAGCTTTGAACCCTGCAGCTATTGCCTTAACACCATGCCGCACCAGCTCAAAATTGATAGCACGCCCTTTGCCCGTATTGAGCAAATAGGCATCAACGGCAACGTTTAATTCTGTTTTTGCGGCTTGCACACGTTGCCAAATGGCATTCATGGCCGCATAATCGCTTGATGGGTTCTCCTTTTGCACCTCTCGCAAAATCTCCGTACGAGAGATGTTTAACACATCCACACGAGCCGTTACGGCCGTTGTGTTCTCCAAAACGTCTTGAAAAGTCTTCTTTTTCATAAGTCACTTGTTTTAATGGTTTATAATGTTGTCTTGCTAACGCTTTAGCGATAGCAAAGGTAACGAAAATAAATTAGAATATCATTATTTTTTAGCCTTTTAACCTTTGCGTAACTACTTGTCTTTCAGCTACTTATAAATTATTTTGCGTATATATATTGTAGCGTTTTTTTACGAAAGAAAGTGATGTTAATAAGGCGTTGTTTGCTTACAGACTGAAACAAAAGCAAATAACCGCCAAAATATTGTAACGATTTATTGCCTATTAATGGCTTTTAAGTGTACTTAATACACTTTTGATATTGCGTAACTTGCTGAATATGAGGTTGTTGTGTTTGTGTGTAATAATAACACTAAATAACTTAACTTGTTAGTTTTCAGCTCGTTAGGTTGTAATGGCCAAATATCATTACAAAACATCATAAGTTATTGATAATTAGATGTTTATAAATTTGGTAAAATATCTACACATTTTGCACTCTTAATGAATGTTATACAATAACGGGCAATTTAACACTATATGTATAGATATACGGGTAAATGTTAAAATATACGGCATGAAGGGTTTGTCAACATTCTTTACTTTGTCAAGTCTTTTCTTCCGTTTTCTTGACACTGAAAACAGGTTGTTATATGGTATAACAACCGACACCCGCCCCCCCCGTGGGCATGGAGGGCAAAGCGCGTAGTTACCTCATACACAGGATTTTATATTTTTTTATTTTTTTATTTTTTCTCCATTTTTTTGCCGTTTATTTTCGTCTATTATGTCTCCCGATGTACACTTTTAGGCATTTTAAGCCGTTTTGGGGCATTTTGCGGACTTTGGGGTTAGAAATACCCTATAATGAATATTATTGTTCATAGGAGTGAATGTTTTATGTATAGTATATCTAAGTAAATACAAGTATTTTGTAATATTTTGGTTAATTTATATAGTTATGGTATTAAATGTACAAGCGAAATAGGTATAGCATATTAAAATAGGGTGTTTTATGTCGATTTTTTGTACATTCCGTTCATTTTCCTCTTGTATAAATATTGAATATCTGGATATTTTTTCATATTTTTGCAATCGACATCAATAATTGCATTAATTTGCATGAATAGAATTGGTATTATCAGATGACGAAGAAAGAGCTTGTGTCGAGCGGCGCCTTCAAGTCCGCTCCTGACGACGCGTTGATTGTTTACATAGAGAGTGACGGGACGCTTCACAACATCGGTTCCTGCCAATGCAGGCACAACCGTACCGAGCTGTTGTTCTGCTCATGCACGCGAGCCATGAGCAAAGGCGACATGCTCTCCGACGTCCAGTTCCTTCATGCCAGCAGCGGTGCCGAGATAATGCTCTCCGATCGTTGTGGCGTTAGGTACAGCTGGGAGTGTTCGGTCAGCTACGACAACGGTTCAGTAGTGATAACGGAGGACTTCTGACATGGGATGGCGTTACCACAACAAGCGCCCTCCCTTCAAGCCGGATCCCCGTCACTGGGTCCGCAAGAGTTCAAACGGCTGGAAGTCGAAGGTGGCATACGAGACGGAGGATGATGCCTGGGAGTTCTTGCAGCAGAACCCGAGGTTGAAGGCGTTGGGCTACAGGCCTTATTTCTGCCCGTTGTGCAGCAAGTACCACTGCGGACATTTGCACAAACAAAAATAGTTGAGAATATGAAGAAACGAGGATATTACGAGTATGACCCTGTCATATACCCCAGGAAGTTGTGGGTTCACATCGGCTACGACCTGCGCGATGTCGCATCTTCGGAGTTTGAGGGTGTCGAGCAGACCGAGAAGGAGTACTACGGCGTGACCTACGACGAGGTGGTAAGGAAGTCCGACAACATCATCGGTGTTCTCATGTCGTTTCAGTCCGCCAAGGACATGCGGATGAGCGTCTGCGCCCACGAATCATCGCACGCCTGTGACGACATGGAGAACGCCATAGGAATGGAGCACGGGGGCGAGGCGAGCGCGTATCTTCTCGGCTGGATAGCGGGGTGCGTGAACAGGGCGCGCCTTGGCGACGGAGATTTCATCGAAGTTAAAGACAAAGACAAGGAGGAATAGCTTATGATTGACGAAAAAGATATTAATGTGGGGTTGCTTGTCGTGTTCCCTGAATGCGAGAAGATAACGTTGTTGGCAGAGGATGTCCTCCATCAGTTTGATATTGGCGGCTTTATCTTCAAGTTCTATAGCAATAACCAGTCTAATCAGGTTTTCGAAATCATTGGCTGCGACAAGGATCACCGCATAGGACTGCGACGTTTGGATGCCGACATAAAAACAGAGCCGTTTTTCGAGGTGATTTATGTTACCCGTAAGCTCTTGTGCGAAGAAGCGTCAATTGCTCCTGGAATAGAGACGTACTACAAGGAACATTTCTGTAGAAAGAAAGACGTAGGCGGCATTTTCGGCGAGAAGCAGTTTGAGACGACAACTTTCAACATGCTTGCCACATACAAGGCCAAGAACCACGACTACGGCAACAGCTTTACAAACCTCTTCAACGAGTGCGGCATGATATACGCCTATGGGCACATGGCCGAGAAGCTGGCGCGCGTCAAGTCGCTCATGAAGGATGAGGAAAAGGTGAAAGGAGAAAGCATGAAGGACAGCCTTCTTGACCTTGCCAACTATGCGATTCTGACCGTCATGGAGTTGGATAATCATAACGAGAATAACAGCAATGAACCAGGGAAAGATTATTGACAGACTCGTCAACGAGTTCTATACGGAAGCAAAGGAAGCGAGCTACGGTTTTGCGCAGTTTGCGGTGCCTTGGGGAAGAAAGGACAGCGACCAGTGGCGCAGGAAGAAGATAGCCTTCGACGCCACGTTGAGGGCTTTCGCCAAGAAATGCGGCGTAATGGCCGTAGACAACAAGCTTTACGCTTTCAACGGCAAGGTGTACGAGCCGACCACTCAGTTTGCCGTCTGCCAGGCGTACGACATACTCATGGCCTCGCTTGGCATAGCCGACGTGATGTCCAACAAGACGCTACGCAAGGAGGCGTTCCTTGACACAATTATAGCCTATAACCAGCTTGAGGTACGCAACGACCTCGTGGCGTTCAGGAACAAAGTGGTGGATTTCAGCGGAAAGAAGCCGTCCGATATGGGCAGGACGTGCCAGTTCAGCAGGCAATACCATGTCCTTGACTATCGGCCGTACGCTTACAACCCCGATGCTACCGCTCCGAAATTCATGGATTACCTCCGCTTTGCCCTGCCGGAGAAGATGGATAGGGACGTACTCCAGATGTTCCTTGGGCTTGGTCTTGTGCGCTCGTCTTATGCCTTCAAGCGCGACGACGGGCCGCGCAGCACCGTTGAGTTGTGCCTTATCATGCTCGGAAGCGGATCCAACGGAAAGAGCGTGCTGTTCAATATCATGTGCGCCTTGTTTGGCAGAAGTCACATCACGTCGATAGACTACGACACCATGACGTCTGACGGAGATGAGGGTCTTCGAGGAAGGGCGGCTATCAGGAGCGCCGTTTTCAACTGGTCATCAGACTCCGACCCCAAGAAGTTTGGTCTGAAGAATACTGCCATGTTCAAGAGGATTGTGAGCGGCGAGCCGTTCCCGTACAGGTTGCTCGGAGAGGATATTGCCATATCAAAGAGCTGCCCGTACCTCATATTCAGCCTCAATGAGCTTCCAAACATCAACGAGGGGACACACGGGTTTGTCCGGCGACTACAGTTCGTCAACTTCACGAAGACGGTACCGAGGTGGAAACAGAATCCGAACCTTTCGCAGGAGATTATCGACAGTGAGCTTCCTGGCGTTTTCAATTGGGTTCTCAGGGGTGCAAAGGAGATACGCCGCAGGCATTTCCATTTCCCGGCCACCGACGCGAATATCAAGACAAAGATCATGTCCCTGCTTCCGACAAATCCTGCGTCTGCATGGACGATGGCCTATCACCTGCGTGGAACAGCGATAGCTCCAAACGAGAACAAGGAGGAAATCTCCGCTGCCGAAATGTACGAAAGCTTCACAAGGTTCTGCAATGACAACGATTCGGGGCCGGTTCCATCAAAGATAGCTTTTGGGCGCTCTTTGCAAGCTCTCGGATTCACCAAGCGCAGGATGGCTGACGGAGTGGTTTTTGTTTGCTACGGAGCGTATGCGAGGGATTTGAAAGAGTCTATCCTCATAGACATGATCCATGATGACAACGAGGCGGCGCACGATTATTCACAAGACGAAGATTCATTTATTACGGAGGATTAGATATGAAATTACCGTTTGGAAAGAAAGTTATGCTTGGCGGTTTTTACGTTCTCAAGCACACGAAGTCACTAACATCGGCCGAATTGAAAAAGCTCAGAAAGGCCAGCAACATCCCGGCCGATGTCCAAAAGCACTTGGACCGCAAGTCTCTACCGTACATCACCATCTCTACGATGTCAGACTCCTGGCGAATTGAGTTCGTCATCGGCACTGGAATGTACGAGGCCATTGACGAGCTTCCCGTAGCAGTGGACAGCGAAGGCGTGTACACCTACTATGGCAACGCAAGGGTCAACTTCGGCAACATAGTAAACGGATGGTTCGCTTACACCGGCACCGTTGGCGACGCGGAGTATCAGGCAGCTGTGGTAAATGCCATGCAGGACTATCTTAAGCGCGCTTCCGAGAAAGGCAAAGACACCCTCGGCGAGGAAGAGAATGGCAAGGTGATGGACGATGAGCTTGAGCGCGAGGAGCACAAGTCGTTGCTCAAGTCCATGTCAAATGAACTGAAAAAAAGTGAGGAGAATGGATAATACGGACAGGATTATCGACATGGCGCAGGACATGGCCTCAATTCAGTCTTGGATGCTAACTATTATGGACGCATTGGAGACTGGAGTCATGCCACGGCACTTTCAAACGTTTAACGACGACGCTTTGGATAGTTGGACGTCAGTAATAGAGGAAGGTATCGTTAAGAGAGGTGTTAAGCCTCACGAGTAAGAAAAGAAAGTGCCAAGGGCATCACTGCTCCCGGCACTCATTATTAACCATTTAAATTTCATAGAATTATGAAATAATGCTTGCAAAGTTAATTGTTTCCGTTGAAACGGCAAAGCGTTATGTTTCTTTTTTCTTTTTTTGCTGATAAACGAGGCAATCCTGGCATCTTGTGGGATAATGAACAGGCAGGAAATACCTCATTGGCTTCTCATCCGTCTTGATGTCGTCCTGCTTAATCTTCGCATAGTCTGCAATAGCCTTGGTTAGGTCCGTCCACTCCTTGCTTCCGCTCTTGTAGCGTTTCCTTGCCACAAGTAGGTCGCTGAGGATCTTTTCCTTAGATGTCTCCTTTGCCAGCTCGTCAAGCGGGATTGTGCCAGCCCCAGCATCCACGCTATTGTTTATCCTTGCAACGATTGCCGGTTTGGTTTCATACTCGTTCAGCAGCTTCCGCTGTTGGACCATCGTATAAGACCTGTATATGCGACCAAACGCTACATAAAATGCGTCGGATTTACTCCACCCCATTCTTCTTAGGTCGGCATAAATGAGCTCCTCTACGGTTCCTATTCCGGTCTTTTCCATCACTGCCCTCATGCTGGCAGACGCTTGTAACCTTTCTTCCATATCCTAATCTTTTTCCTTGTCGTAAACATAAGTAGTCCAACAACAACATCTCGAATGATACAAAGGCGGCGGGTCGTTAGGGTCTCCCATCTTGTGAAATCTTTCCGCATGGCTATCGCAAAGGTCACAAGGATAAGACGATCCACGGTGCGGAACAAAGCCTATCGCGCCACTCCTTTTCGCAAAGTTATACTCCTCTCTGCTCCACGCTATCGCGATTGTCCCCTGCGCGTTCCTGACGATGTTACCGTAGCCGGCTTTGTAAAGTCCGTGCTTCCTTTTTTCAACCGGAATGTTGATGTTCTTTGCCGAAGCTTTTCCTATCGTGCCGTTTGCATACGGGTCTTTGTATTCGTTTTGTAAAGTTTTTTCTATTTCTCCAGACTTTATTTTCATCTTTCTGGCCGCATAAATTACCTTGGCGCAGTCGCTGAAGAAATAGCGCATATACTCTTCACTTCTTTCCTTGAATGTCTTGCCGAACAATTCAGAATTAAGAAGCCTCCCCGTCGCTCCAGTGTCCTTGTCTCCAATAACCAGTATGGCCGCCTTCGAATACTCCTTGATATAAGTGTCTATTTCATTCCTCGCTTCATCAATCACTCGCTTAGACCTGGCCCAAAGCGCTGTTTCAAACACGCTCTCTGAAGACGGCAAGCGTATCTCTTTCGCCGATTTAGCGATTTCAGATGCGGCATCGGAGAGGATTTTGTCAATATGAGCCTTGACATTCCTCTCCGCCTGTTTGCGTTTCAATGACACCTCTTTCCCGTCCATGGCTTAGTGCTTTTTATTCCAATCTTTCCAATTGTTCTTGTCATCTATAGGGTTGTTGCCGTTCTTGTCCCATTCCTTTCCGCTCTTGTTAGGGCGCCCGGCCTTACTTCCGCCGCCAGTATTGATGTCGTTTCCGCCTTGCTGCCGGTTGATGCGAGCCTGGGCTTCCTCCTCTTCAATGGCGTTTTCCGTCTCCGCGTCGGCGCGCTTGATGTCAATCAGCAAGTCCTGCTCTTGCTCTTCCTTCTTCTCGCTCACGATTCTCGCATACTCTCCGTTCTTCGGGAATTGGGGGCATCTCTCGGACGCAGTCTGATGAGAAAGGAAGCCGTTCTGCACGGCGGTGGCGATGTTTGTTATATCCTCCGTGTAGTTCTCGTGGATATACGCCTGTATGTAAGCATAGACCGGGAGCGCCATCATTGTGGCAGTATTATTGTTTGTATACCCAGACATAAACTTCGCCATCCTCACAATTGAAAGCAGGAACGGATGAAGATGCTGCGCATCGTTCATTGCGCACTCGATGGCTGGAGAGTAAAGCAACTTCAACGCAACGCCAGGAAGGTCGCCAGACTTCAGTTCGGGCGGCTTTACGGTGAAAGACAATTCGTATATCAGGTTGTACGCCTTGTCGAGCTGTGTAGCGAAAGCGTTTGAAGCGTCAGTCCCATTCAAGAAGCCAGCCTTTGCGTTTGGGTCATTCATCGCAAGAGCCTTAACCGCGCCATTCATTCCGCCTTCTATCTGCAAATCCTCACCTTCTCCTTGATAGAAGAATATCGGGAAAGCGAAAGCTTCATTATTCTCGCACAAGTGCGAGAACGCGGCCTCGTAATCTTCAATCATCCTTTGCACAGGCGACCAACAAGGGCCGTCTTCCCTACGGGCGTAAGCAACTGGGACAAACGGGAATCCGTGAGGTTTTTTGGATACGAGATGGAAACCATAAACAGCGAAGTCGTCACCTATTTCAGTTACCAGCTCGCTGTCATCCTTTCCATCGACAAACTTGTTAAACCTGTACAGGTAAGTATCGTCCCATACCTCCAAATACTCTGTCTTCAATTCACCCTCCTTGCCATAATCGTAATAAGAGCGCCCAAAGGCAACCATCTTTCCGGTGATGGGATCAGTTTGCGGATAGAGCGTATCTCCATTCAAGAAAGACAACGCCTTTGCCCCGACCTCGCCGTCGCTACTGATGTACCCAACGATGGCGCAGTCGCCTGTCACGTTCCAAGAGTGGATAGCCTCAAAGAAGCGGGTTTCCATATCCATGTCAATCCATGATCTCTTGAAAGTGGTAAGGAGACTCTGGTAGTTTTCCTCCTTCTCGAGCGAATAGTCACCTTGCGAAATCTCGAACTGAATATCATTGCCGGTCAGGTGCAGGTCGTGCTTCTGTGCTATCAGCTGCTGGAAAGCGAAAGAGCACCGCTTGATAGGTTGCTTGTAGCCTTTGCTTGGGTTATTCGGGTCTCTCTTCCACACGTCGGGGTATTCAGAACGATCGTTAATCCTGTGCGAACTCGGGTAATACTCTCGTATGAAGTCGTGTTGTGTCTTTACCATCACCTTCAGCTTGTCTTCCGGCATCGGTATGTCGGATGTAACGACTTCCCTCTCCTGCTGGCCATGGCTCAGATACCCGGTCGGCATAACATTGTACCAAGGCTTCTTGGTGCAAAGGTCTCTTTTCATTAAAACATCCATAGGTTTTTAACTTTTGTGTGCGACTTTTTTGCGAGCTTGGCCGGATATTCCCAATAATAGCAAGACTCAATGAAGTCAGGCGACCAGCCCACATATTTTTTTGCTATCTTTTTAGCGAGAACCTTAAATCCTCTGTCATCTCCGCCCTCGTCTCGTCTAATAGCCTTTCTTTCTTTTTGTAAAATTCTTTCAAGTGTCCAATTCTTAAACCCGTTCCCGGAGAATTTTCTTTCGAGAAGCGACCGCTCAATAGATATATTCCCCTCTTTTATGTCCTCGTAGAACAAGAAAGCGCATTGGCTTTTAAGGTCTTTGTAAAGAAATTTTATTCCTTCACGCTCGTCCCTCGTCAATGCCACCGGAGCCATTTGGTTGTTGAACGGAAGCGCATCGGGGAAGAAGCCCTTGAAATACTGACCGATCCCCTGCATGTCATAAGTGAAATTCTTCTCCTCAACGCCCCATTCTCTCAGCTTAGCTTTTACGACTGAAACTACAGTCCTGGAATCAAGCCTCATGACGACAACGTCCCGTATGTGGTTCCCGACCCATAGCCACATAACGAAATTGTCTCCTCCCGTGAACGCTATGTCCGCGGAAGCGCGTCGCTTCCCGTCTCCTGCTTGTATTGCGTTATGGAAAAAGGATTCCATATCCTCATACTTGACCATGTCGTCTCCTGCGGCCTTCCAGTTCCAGTTCGCCTGTAAGTCCCTCATGCGCTGTTCTTCGTCCTGTTGCGCAAGATTTCCGAGGTAAGACGGGTCAGAAGAAAGCAGTTTGATATTCTCGGACAAGTCAGCCCTTATGAACGTTACAGATTTAATGATGACATCAAGTTTGGTAAGCCCAAGTTTAGCATACGCCTTCTCGTATTGCTCGTTCCAAACAGAATCGATAATAGGCGCGCACTGCTCGTACACTTCTTCCCGCGTATCTCCCCAATAGATTGAATCCGGGGAGTCACCGTCCATATAACAGTACCTCACTTGGCCGCACCTATCAAGGATAGCGTATCCATCGTCGTCAATCCACCAATCGATGAATTTCCTTACCCAAGAATCAGGGTCAGGGTTGCAGGTCCCCCAAAATCGCGAACGTAGTCCAGATGCGTTTCGGTTAACAGTCGTGAGGTATTTGAACTTCTTGTACTCGCACTGCGTTATCTCGTCAATTCCGACATAGGAGTATTGCCTTCCCTGGAATCTGTCTTTGAATGTTTGATAATTTCCGGCATAATATGAAAATTTCAACCACCCTCCATTATTGAAGTTCCAGGTCATATCGTTGAGAGACTTGTTGTAAACACCGAAATCCGAGTATAGCTTGTATGAGTCGTTGATCAGCGAGTCGAGGTCTTTCGTTTCCTTTCTGAGGAGCAGTCCGGTCATGCCTGGTTTAAGTATGTCGTAGAGCGTTTGCATGAGCATAGAGAATGATTTACTGTTATGAGTGACTATGAAGTCCTCCACCATGAAGAGGGAGTTTGTGTTATTTACGGCTATGCAGCAACATTCTTTCTCTCCCACATATTCATAATCAACTATTCGTCTTCCGAGCTCGCTTATTCCTCCGTTATACTTTGTGCATAAGGATTTCTTGCGCTCAAGTCGGAATAATCTTTCTGAGTTTTTTATTCTGATATAGACATCATAATAATCGCTCGCCTTAATGCGCGTACCGTCTTTTACATAATGGTTCTCGTGTTTTGATATTGTGGCAAGACCTCCGAGACTGTTAACCAAGAACTTAACATCTTTAGCAAGTTGCTCGCTAACTGTTGCAAATGAGCAGTGACCGCGCTCATCAACGGTTCCGTCCGTATCCATCAACCCTTGAAGTATAGCTTCTCTTTTCTCTACCGTTCCAAACTTGTAGTAGTCAGGTACAAATTTTGAGAATGCATTATGCCCATACAGCTTCAAACCTTCAAGGTCATTTCTCAGACGCTCGTCCGTAATTCTGTAATCACATGCCGCATTGTTTTCCTTATGGAAAGAATTGCTCATATCCAATCCAGCTTTCTCAAACTCTTCGACTATTCCATGGTCTGCGCTGCATAGCATGGCATCATAGCTTCCACTCCTTACAATATCTGTCACGCAACCGTCTCCAAGGATGGCTCCTATTACATACGGAGAAGAAACTGGCTTATAATGGTGCTCCCCCCAAGAACGTGTGAATTTTACTGGTTCACAAAGCGGGATAAGCAATTTCCCGTTTTTGATTTCTCCGTTCTTTATCTTTTCAAGATGGTCGACTATCATTTGAGTCGTCCAAACACGGTACTCTTCATTCAAAGACAGCCCATTGAGAATACGCTTCTTACTTCTATAACATGTCTTTCTTACATTCCAAAGATGGTCATAAGAAGCTATCACTTCTGACCCGTCAACGAACTTTAATTTGTATGATGGTAACCTACCGTGGTCTTTTCGATAAACAACACGCTGCATTCCACCATCAGTCCCGCTGATGATGTCTCCAGCCTTCAAGTCGCCAATCCTTCGATAACCGAAAGGCGTAACTACCCTTGTGTCTACTAACAAGGGCCCGCCGCGGCTGCCACCACCGATAAGAATATCCACATCGGTGGCAAGCATTCTCTCCTGTGCTCCTTTTTGGGCAATATACGCCCTTAGCGAACCCGGATGTTTCATATCTTCATCCCGAAGCGCCTGCACGAACTCTTGCGTATAGACTGGTGTGCCGTCCGGCAAGAAGAACCCCGAATACTTATCTTTCTCTGAAAATTGCATATTTTTACATTCTGTATGCAAAAATATTAAAAATATTTTGGTTTATGTATTTTTATTCATTATTTTTGCAGCTGTAAGATTATTTCTTAGCCCAGCCATCAGCGGATGGCAACCGAGCGGGTTGGAGCAGCGGTAGCTTGTTTGGCTCATGACCAAAAGGTCGGCGGTTCGATTCCGTCACCCGCGACAATAAGGGAAAAGCAATCGGGAAACACCCGAAGGCAGGATAACAAATACTAATCTAATGGAACTTGAAAAAATCATTTCCACGATTCTTGAGAAGGCCGGAAAAACCGACGTATCAAAAGAAACTGTGACCACGCTTGTTAGCCTGAACCAGCTTCAGGAAGGAACGGAGCCGGACGAGGCTTATTTCAGCAAGATGGTCAAGGCTGTCAAAAGCGTGCAAGGTAACGTAAACAACGTTATGAGCGCGAAAGTTGCCGAGCAGGTCAAATCAAAAGTTGCAGAAGAGCTTGCGAAGCAAGGTGCAAACCGCTCAAAAGACAAGCCGGAAGGCAATTCGAGCGAAGACGTGCCAGAGTGGGCCAAGAAGCTCCAGGAGCAATTCGAGAACGACCGCAAGGAAAGACAGCAAGAAAAGGCCGAACGCGAGAAGAAAAACTTGCTCGACTCGGTAAAAAGAGGCTTGGAGAAGCGATTCGAGGAAGGCGGCTTGAAGCTTAACGGCTTTTTTGCAAAGTCCGCGCTCTCTAAGCTCGACATTCCTGAGAAGGACGCTGACGTAAGCAAGCTTATTGATGACGCGGAGAAACTCTACAACTCGGACTTAAAGGAGGCTGGTATAGGTTCCGATTCACCAAGAGCAGGCGGATCTGGCGGTTCAAGGAAGAATCAGGATGACGAGCATGCGTTTGACGATATAGCCAAAGCCATCGGCCGCAATCGTCCCAAGCAGAATGAGTAACATTTTTCACACTAAAACATTTTGCTATGACAGAACTTGATTTTTATCAGCAAAGAATTTTGAACAGCGGCGTTTTTCACGGCACTGTTCTCATTCAGGCTCATGGCGAAATCGGCGGTACCAAAAAAGTGTTTGTCAAATATTCGACAAGCGCGAAGAACGGTCTCGTCTATCCAACGATAGGCGGCGTACTCAAGAACCCGTTCAAGGGTAACGCCAAGATTTTCGCCGGTGACCTCGTGGAGTACGATCCTGGCATTGAGGGCGATACAGGCGCCACTGTCAAGATTATGAAGACGTACCAAGCCGCAGCAGCTGCGACCAATACGGATTCAGCTCACACCGTTCAAATCGTCAGAGACGGATTCAAGCACATCCCGTTTGTTGGCGATTTCATCATGGTTGCTCCTAAGGCAATTGACGGAACTGGCGCCGCTGTAACAGTAACAGGCGTAACCGCAAAGACGGACACGACCAACGGAGACGTATGGGAGCTTTCATTGTCCGCAGCGTTAACTGTCGCAAAGGGCGACGTACTCGTAGAGGCGTCAGCTGGCACCGGAACCGTCAAGGCGATGGTTACCAACCCTAACGCGTACGCTCCTTGCGATTTCGACTTCGTCTACAACCCGTCTGCTGGAGATAGCGACTTTGAGGGCGCCAAGTACCTGTTTACACCATGTTTGGCAGGCCCGACAACCATCTTGTACAAGAGCATGATGTCTCCTACACCGGCAAGCGTATTGGCCATGAACACAAGCAAGGTGCCTGGCTGGTTCTCACTTTAACCAAACCTTAAATTGTAAAGTATTATGGCAAAATTCAATTTTAACGATTCGCGATACGCGAAGTTTTTCTCTTCGCCTGACAACGCCCGGTTCTTACAGTCATATCTTGACAGATCTGACCTTTTCTTCACCAACTACAGCTGGTACCTTACGCAGGGCCGCATGGCTCCGTCAGACACCCCTGTCGGGAGTGACGGAACAGCAGTCTTCATGTGTAAGTCACGCAAGCTGAAAGCTGCACACCTCATGGACCTTCGCGCCCCTCTTGGAGACAGCAACCAGGGCGACACTTCAGACATGAAGATGTATACTGCATCCATTCCAGACTTCATTGCAGACGGATTTGTGGAGACTGCCACAGAGCGAGACTACAAGGTTCAGCGCTTTGAAGAGTTCGGTAACGACGCAGACGTCATTGCTGCTTACACAGAGCTCCTCCAGGAGCGTTTCGACTCTGTAGACGCAACCATGACCTACATGACCGCACAGCTCATGACAAAGGGAGCCATTGACTACTCTACGATTGGCCGCGGCATCCGTCTTCCGCTTCACAAGGCGGACATTCCTGCAGAGAACTTCCTGAAGGCCGGTGCAAAGGCGTGGAACGCCGATGACTGCCAGCTCCTCACGCAGATGCGCCAGATGGAGCTCGACATCCGCCACAAGATGGGTGACTACGGAGGCCCGATGGTATGGCAGATGACCCAGAACGACTTCTTGAACGTGTTCTTGAAGAACAAGGAAGTTCGCTCATTCGTTAGCGACTACCGCAAGCTGAACTATCTCGCCAGCACGCAGAACGTTCCGGTTCTCGCTTCTGAGTGGAACAAGGCTCGCGTTGACCTGGAGGGCGTTTCTCCTATCGAGCTCGTCGTGGAGCAGGAGGTTAACAAGACTCATACCAAGACTGAGACCATCAAAGGCTGGGCAGACGGCACAGTTGTCTTCCGGCCCGCAGGAGACGCAGTTGAGTTTGAGCGTAAGCAAATCCTTGACGAGCGCATGCTCAACAGCTACGCAGCAAGGGGAATCACTGCTGTCATGGGACGCGGTAACAACGGCCTGTCTCTCGTGGTCAACAAGACAATGGATAACGGAATTTTCCAGGAGTGGCATACGGATGTCATGATGTCCGCCTGCCCCGCTTTGGTGAACTTCCCCAACCACTACATCATCAACACAAAACAGGCTGGATAACAGCCAATAAAGCATTGCGTGTATGAATACGGAAGCAGTAGCACCTTACACTATCAAGGATTATCTATTCGACAAGGTTAGGTTTGATGTGCCCGATGGTGCCATCAGGCCAATATTACTGGACAGGGGCGTCGATGAAAGCTCTCTCGCAACGGATTGCGATAGGGACACCTTGCGCCTTTGTTATGCAGACTTGTTGAAATGGATCGTCCTCGGCGCGAGTAAGGTGAACAACACTTCCGACACGGATAACGGATGGACTCATTCTGGAGGCGGTTTTGAGATTTCCTCAGAAGACCGTAAGCTGCTTATTAAGGAGGCCAACTCCATATACGGCGAGCTGGAGCCAGGCTCTGAGATAAAAATCAAAAGCACCTTCAGGATGATGTCCTTCGGTGTCCAACAAGCCAATCGTGACATCGGAGAAAACCCATTACCGCATATCGTCGATTAATCCATGAGAAAGGAAAGGATACTTAACCCGCGCTACCCGCATCGCATCCGAATCGTGAGACGCAACATAAACGCATCTAACAACGGAGACCCGGAAGATCCTTTGTTCGTGAACGACGAAGATGCTGACGAAGAGACCGTATTATATGAAGGCGCAGGCCGCTCATTCACGGATACTACGACAACAGGCACGAGTGACGTGGACGTTAACAGGCGTAAAGCTTCCATTCCGGTCAGGTTTGATGAATGGGCATCTGGCATGAAGCCATTGAATGGTGATACGATATATGCGACGGTTGGCTCTTGCCAAGAAATAGGCATGGTGCGCGACTGCGAGTCAGACAACAACAGGACTTTGGTGTATTGGGATTTAACAAGAGTGTAGTTATGGCGTTAAAAGGTACTATACAAAGCGTGTCGAGGATCATGAAGGTCGTCAGGCAGAAATCAGTAAGTGCCGTCGAGACGACGCTCGTGAGCGCTGTTGACAAAATGATCTCAGACATTGACAGGTACTGGTCGCTGAAATATAAAGGAGTAACAGGAAACGCCTATACGTCAGTTACAGCCGGCGTTTACTACAAAGGGAAACTCATCCACGTGGCGAACAGCGGAGAAGGAAAGGACAAACCGACAAGAATATCACTTCGGAAAGGGCAGAAATACAACCTCCCTTCTTACTACGACGGAAACTCCGCGCTTGAAAGACCATTCGTTGGAAGAGAAGGCTACATTCAAGGTTATGGCCCTAAGCTCGGCAAGAAATATGTCGAATCAAATCACCCCGCTAAAAGGGACACATGGGCTGTGCTGATTGTAATGCCGATGCCGTATGCTGAATACCACCCCGGCCTCGTCCGAACCATGCAGGCTATCAAGGACGCTCTTCCGCAGGAGATCAACAGAAACATTGTGTATGTTCAAAACGCTCCAACGCGAAGCGCAATAGACTTTAGTGAAGTGCCATTTTAATGTAACAGTATGGTAAATGTAAAGAATTTATACTACTCCGTATCTGGAGCCATCAAAGGGATATGCGACAAGACGTATTACCAAGATAGGCCAACGTCGGTAGACGAACGCATTAACAGCTATGCGGTCGTCTCGCTTCCGTCAGCCATCGTCAACAATGAGATGGATCAAAGCGGCGCTTACAGAGACTTTACAACCACTGTTATCATTGAGGTGTATGTAAGAGACAACATGTCCGCCAGCAACCCTATAGGCATCAACCTGAAAGTCATGCAGGAGAAGGTACAGTCCGTCCTTGGAAAATTCCCAATAGACACCAGTTCCGTGCTCGTCAGTAGGCCCGAGCTTGTTATGCAAGACAACGACGGCACTGGGTTTCATGTCACTCTCATACGCGCAAGGCTTAGAACGAAGTAATAGACAAATCATTAACTTTAAAACTTTACAGATATGGCAATTACAGCAACAAAAGACTTGGTGGGCGCCTTGAAGAAGATTTTCAACGACCCCGCGACCATCCTGTATTCGGAGAAGGCTTACGACCTCACGACGGACAAGACCCTCGCTTTCGACTACAAGCTGCCCGTCACTGTCGATACCCTCCAGGTGACGCAGGACGATCCGACTATCAACCACTACAAGATCATCGGCATCAGCGGTGACTGGACGAGTTCCGCCACCCTTGGCGACGTTTCCATCCAAATGACCATCCCTAACGTGTCAGACGATGCGTTGAAGATGTGCTTTGGCGAAGAGAACGTGAAGGCTCTGACAGGCATCAAGATTGGCGATGGTACTTATGCCGGCAGTGGCGTCGTGTTCAAGAAGCGTAAGCTTGGCGGCACAGTGGCCGTTGTGGCTTCAAACGAGACCGATATTATGCTCATCAGCGGGACAGCCCTGTTCGCCAAACTGCTCTACGAGAACCCCGGCACGGATCCGTTCGCCATTCAGCTCAACGGAGGAATCGAGGTTGACGAGGCGCGTCCCTCAATCTCTTGGATCTCCAAGCAGGACGCAGCGTGAACGGTTCATTCATGAGAACACACTGATAAAGGGGCGGCAGGTTGTACAAAGCAAACCGCCGCCCTTATTCCTAATATCGAAACAATATGAAACAAGACAACGTGAAACAGCCACGCGACAAGTTAGAGGAAGCCCTTGACGACATTTTGGAGGCCACTCCGGAAGAATATGTTTTTCGTGGGAAGAAACACAAGATGGGCTGGCTCGGGAATATGACGACAAGGAAGATGACGCATGTCATGCTCAAAGAGAAAGATGAGCATAAGCGCAACATGAAGTTGTGCGCGATTTTGCGCGTTAACAACATTTTCGCTTGGTTCAGGCCTTTCGTGTATATGGTGAAATGGCGATGGTACATGTACGTTGCAGACCTAACGGACGTGGAGGCTCTCCGTGTTGTGAACGCATCTAAAAAAAAAGTTCCGTTGGCAGCGTCCTTGATTATTACCATATTAGCGACCGCAATGATGGATACGAAGATGGCGAAGACGAAGGACGAAGCAAATGCTACCCAAGCCGCACAAGCTGGGGAGCGGCGCACTCGTTAAGCGAAAAGTTCCCGTGGTTGTTTGAACGGCGGTTCTTCATCAAGGCGTATGACTACTGGTACGGATATACGAAAGCGCAAATCGAGCTAATGGCAATAGACCAACCCGTAACCGTATTCCGGAAGGATAAAAAGTGCGGAGAGAACGGTGGCCACACGAGAGCCGAGATGAAAAAGATAGCCGAGGAGTGGGAAAAGAAACACGGAAAAGCCGGAAGGGTTTCCGAAAAAGTAAATTTGTCAGAATTTTTATCGGGTAGCAAGGATGACGGCCCGAGCAAAACCAATATCTAAAAATCAGACGACATGGCAGGTGGAAATATGGGCGGCTTGAGTATGACGCTCACGCTCCAATCAAGGATAGAGGAAGAGACAAGGAAGATCATCAAGGCATTGAATGATGTTGACGCTTCCGGTCAAAAGGCACAGGAAGCGATAAAGCTCATTAGTACAGCGGCGAGTGGTATTCAGGGTGCGGAAAGTATCAACAATCTAAAGAAAGCCGCCAGAGAGCTTGGAGAACAGGCTGAAAAAGCGGACTCCAAACTGGCCAAAAGTTTTGAATCTGCCGAGAAAGGCTTTAAAAGAATACAAGCCATAATCAGCTTCATGCAGGAGAAGCCCGGCATGACATTATTCCCAAGCGATGACAAAGGCTTAAAGAACATAGCTTCTGAAATAGAATCTTTATTCGGGAAGCTCAAGAAAGCAAGAGAGGAAATATCTTTTTACAATTCTGCTATTGGAACAGGCAGAAAGGAGTACGTCGATTTCGGCCAGCAAGGCTTGAAAGAAGCAAACGCGGAGGCGGAAAGACTTATGCGTACAATTCCCGCATTGCAGAATGTGTATGAGACTCTAAGGGCAAGTCAAGCAAACGCGAAGGACTTAATTGGAGCAACGCCAGAAAAGCAGAGACAAGACGACATTCAGAAAAGAATGTCTGAGTATTATCGCAACCTCGAAAAGACATCCGCGAAGGAAGCCGCGCAAGCTGCGAAAGAAGCGACCCTTGCCGAGAAACAGCGCCAGCAAGAGTTGCGAAACACAGAGCGTCGCTATGATTCTCTTGGTGACAGAGTGAGAAAATTACGGGCTTCCTACAGCAATGGAATTTCTTTAGGAGCCGATGTGAGTAAGGCGGAAGCGGAGATACATCGGCTTATTTCCGTTATGCGGTCGTTGCAGGTAATCAGTGCTAATCTAAAGTCTCCTGATTGGAAAAACTATCTTGGCGACCTTGGAAACATTGGAAGCGGCCATGATGCCACCTTGGCAAGAAGAGCTCTTGAAGACCAGCGCGCGTTAAACGCAGCGCAAGAACAGACGAACAGGAAAGCACAGGAAGGAGTTGACATTGAGAAGAAAAGGCAACAAGAAATTGCAGCGTCCGCAGCGAAAGTCCGCAACGATTTGGCTTCCGCGTTTTCAGGGGCCAACGCAGAGGCGAGAAAGATGCAGTCCATCGTTGGCGACATCAAGTCGTTGTTCCTTCAAGGAGGAATTGTCTTCGGTGCCCAGCAATTCTTTAACTCCATCGTACAGACAGGCGGCGAAATTGTACAACAGCATATCGCTCTACGTTCCATTCTTGGCGATGTTCAAAAAGCAGACGAGCTGTTTTCTCAAACACAGCAGCTCGCATTGCAGTCTCCGTTCAAGTTTGGCGAATTGAATCGCGACGTCAAGCAACTTGCCGCATTTGGCGTGGAGGCCGACGACCTTTACGATACCACCAAGAGACTTGCCGATATTGCTTCTGGTCTCGGCGTGTCGTTTGAACGGCTTGGCTTGGCTTACGGCCAGGTTAAGGCCAGGTCATGGCTTGACGGAAAGGAGTTGCGTCAGTTCGCTTACGCAGGTCTTCCTCTATTGCAGAAGATAACAGAGCTGTATAACCAAGAAGGCAAGAACGGTAGAAACAATTATACCGCTTCGGAAGTCAAGGGTATGATCACAAAGCGCGAGGTGAGCTTTGAGGACGTGCAAAAAGTGTTGTGGAAAATGACCGACGAAGGCGGCCAATTCTACAACATGCAGTATGTCTTGTCAGACACGCTTCTCGGACGATGGAACAAGCTCATCGACGCATGGGACATCATGCTCGGTAAGTTTGCTGACGGCAAAGGCGTTATCGGCGGAACATTCACTTTCATCATTGACAGAGTGACTGACCTTGTGCTCGCATTGGACAAGCTTTCTCCCGTAGCCCTTGCAGTCGGCGGTATCTTTGCCGGAAAGAAGATTTACTCAGCCATATCTTCCAAGTTCGGCATTGGCTCAAACCTTACGGCGTTGCAAGCTGAGCAACAAGCAAAGATGCGCACATACGCCATCGAGCAGCGCCAGCTCATGATAGAGGGGCAAATTAGCCGCCAGAAGATGAATCAAAATCTTTCCGAGTATAGAAGCCAGCTCAACAGCAGACTTAACGTCCGCAACGCCGTTGAGCAAGCCGCAATGGAGGGTAGGCTTAGTATGCTGAAGCTTCAGAAAGCGTACGCGGAAGGCCTTGTCACTCCTCAGTTGCTCAAGCAGCTTGTCATCATGGGCGAAATTACAGCCAAACAACAACAAATGATCTTGAACGGCAGTAGATTCGGATTGGTGATGCAGGCGGCAGGTTCAAAGATAAAAGCGGCCTTCGCGGCCATTGGAGGGTGGTGGACTATTGGCATAGGCGCCGTCCTCGGACTTTGGACCAGCATCTCCGGCGAGATGGACGCCATCAAGCAAAAGGCGGAAAGCCTTCGCGATCCGAACTCGGAGAGGATGAAGCCCTATTACGACATTCTCTCACAAGACAAGGCGTCGAATGACGTAGAGCTCAAAAAGCAGGTTGAATCCATGAAAGAGCTGCTCGTCAAAAGTAACGCCTATACCAAGACGATTGATGAGCAAATCACAAAAGCGAAAAGCCTCAATGAGCAATACGACATCCTTCAGCGCGGGGTTGAAAAAGCGAAGAATGTCGCAGCAGGCGATGCCGACTTAATAGCTGGCGCAATCGGTGCGAGTGGAGGCTGGCACACTGGCAACCCGTTCAATTACACCGTTACCGAGAATGTTGAAGGTATGCAGAAAGCGATGGCGGCTTACCAATTGAAACTTTCGTCTCTTGACGAGAATACGAAAAAGCACATGAACAGTGTTGCAAATTCGTTCGTTAAAGTATCGGATAGAGGAAAGACGTTAGGGGAAAAATTCAGGATGATCGTCGAAAGCGGTGCTGAAAACTGGGGAAAGTTCAGTTCGAAAATGCTGGAGTGGAATAATCACATGACTAGCTCAATTTACGGCCTCTTTTACACTTCAGAAGATGTAACAGGAACCATAAAAGGTATTGCCGAAGATGACGTCCCGAGAATTATAAAATTCCTTCAGCAGAAGACTGGGCAGTACGGAGACGACTTCAAGAGACTCTGCATGGAGCAACCGGGACGTTTCAGAACGATGCTTGAAGAAATTCTCGGCTCTGCCACTGTGCTCGTGCCTGAAATAAACAAAAAGCTCCACGAGCTGACAGGTCTCACGTTCAACGGTAAAAACGCGAGCCCAGAGAGCACCCCTCTGAACTCAATTCAGAGAAGAGTGTTCGCAAACCTTGGTTTCAACAGAAAAGCTTACGACAAGCTTGCGCCATACCTCACAGACGGCTCGTACTATGAGAGCAAGAACAATATAAAAAACGAGCTACAGGGGCTTTATAACGAGTATAAGTCAAGACTCAACGGGGGCGCTACAAAACAAGAGATTTCGTCCGCCAAAGCAAGCTATGATGCACTTTGGAACATCGCGAAGAAAGGAATCGGCTACACTTTCGTCCCGGAAGATAAGAAATCGAACAAATCGCCTAAAGATTCCGCCAAGAACAAGGCGGATCAAGAAGCCCGTAAGGCTGACCAGGCCAGCTTGAAGTCCTTGCAAGCAAGACTAAAGCTTATCAAGGACGCTTATTCCATGTACAAGCAATATTACGACAAGCTTCATGACGAAGTGGCTGCTGCGAAGGTTGTCGCCGGCAAATTCAGAGGGCAAGGGTTATCCAATAATGACATTACAAAGATTATGTCAGAAGATGGCCTTAGAAGCCTAATGTCCGACTATGTGGCCCGCGTCAGGAAATGGGTTCCTCGCCAAAAGTCAGAGATGAAGGACAACAAGGATTCCGCCATTGCTGAAGGCGTAAGGGAAATCAACGACATTGACTTCAGGAAGATGACGGAAGGAATGTCTGACTTTTCATCTTCGGTTGACAAGTCTTTGAAAGAAATGGACCGCCGCTGGAAGTCCTACCAAGGCTTTCTGAAAGCAACCGGAAATCCCGCTTTTTCCGCATCCGCATCAGGGCTTTCCTCTGACAGCAACTCCGTGTACAGGAAAGGCTTTGAAGGCCTTTACTCCGATTATCTGCGCGACTATATCAGCGGTATATCTCCTCACGTAGGCGGCATAAGCGCAGCGAAGCTAAAAACCATGTCAGACGAGGACATCAAGAAATTCTTAGGAAGCGTGTTTGCGGACAGCGATCCAAAGAAAATCGACGGTTTGACAAGCGCCTTGAAAAAGTTGCGAGATACAATTGTTGACACTGAAATGCAGGACGCTGTCAACGCTTACATTTCAATGATAGGAAAGGCTGTTGATGAAGCGTCTGTTGCAGGAAGAGCAAATGGCGAATACGAGACAACGAGAACCAATCTCGACAACGCGCTTTCGACGGGCATTATTGACAAGGCCTCGCATGACGCAGCTGTACGGATAGCAGAGGCTGTCCGAGACAACGAGATATTGAAGAGCACAGCGAGTTATGCGGCTTTGTCAAGTTATGCCAACGGAATGGCCGATGACACTTTTGAGAAAGCTTATGAGGGCGCCTTAAAAAACCTCAAGCAGCAGCTCGATGCGAACACTATTTCTTCGACACAGTATGCGAGCGAGCTGAAAAAACTTGACGATATACAAAAGAAACGCGCTCGGTCTGGGATATTTGGAGGCAACTCATCCAAGGCGGAATTCCTAAAAGGCGGGCTTCCTGGCCTGCTTGGCTATTACAACGACAACGCGAATGCGCGTAGAGTGTATCTCAAGGGACAAGGCCTTTCCGCGGAAGATATAGAAAACGATGATATTGTCAAAAAAAATACAAAGCTCGCAAGCAATGTTGACGAACTCATCACGGAATTTGGTAGCCTTGGCAGCTGTATTGAAGCTATAAACGGAGTATTCAATGGCTTACAACAGGCGACGCAAAGCCTTTCCGAAATGTTCGATGCGCTCGGAAACGAGTATATGGCGAACTTTTTCTCTGACACAAGCGACGCTATAAGCGCCGTTGGAAGCGTGTTTTCTCCAGTAGGTGACATTGTCAAAAGTGCAACGAGCGGAGATATTGGGGGCGTTGTTTCTAACGCAATCTCTGCGCCTATCAAGATTTTCACGAATCCGATAACCGCTTTCGCGAAGTTGCACGACAAGAAACTTGACAGGCAAATCAAGGAGCTTGAGCGTGCAAATAAAAATATTGAGAACGTCAGGAACTCAATTGACAGAAACTTGCAAAACACGCTCGGAGGCATTTATGCGTACAGAAGCAAACAAAAGGATGCGAATGCTACCGGCTCGTTTGAGTATTACGACCAGATGTATGCTTCATATGAGCAACAGCTTGCAAACCTTCAAGCACGCAGAGACAAAGAGGACCGCAAGAAGAAGACGGACAAGGGGCAGCTGGCTGACTACGACGCTCAGATAGATGAGTTATCAGACAAGATCAATACCCTTGCTAAGGATATGGCAAATTCGATCTACGGCATAGACGTGAAGAGTTGGGCAAAAGAGCTTACTGATACACTTGTTGAAGCTTGGGCTTCTGGCGAAAACGCTGCCGAAGCGTATGGAGATAAGGTTCGCGACATCATGAAGTCTGTCGCCAAGAACATGCTTTCGCAGATGTACATAGAACAGTATTTCCAGCCAATAGAAGATCTCATTGAACAGCGCATGAAAGAGCGCAAGGGCAAGCTCCTGCCGGAAGACATCGCTTCGTTTGCCCAGTCTCTTATGGATGCGTCTTCATTGGCGACAGACGCAATAGACCAGACTCTTGAATACTGGAAGTCGCATGGCTTGGATTTGTCGAACTCCAATTCAAGTAGCATGACAAGCTCTATTAAAAGCATCACGGAAAACACCGCTGATATTCTTGCGAGTTATATCAACGCCATGCGGGCTGACGTAAGCGTTCTTAGGCAAGTACAGGGGCTGTATCTCCCTAAGCTGGATGTGACGACGCAAGCCCAGCTGCAACAATTAACGATGATCTCAGAGAACACGTTAAGAAATGCAGATGCGGCAGTCTCCATACAGACTTCAGTTAGCGATATGCGAGACATGATCAACAGAGCGCAGAACAACACGAAACCGTTTTATGTTTATGTCAAATAAAAAGAATAATCTTAGCGTCGCCGAGCAGATGCTTAACGACATGCTAAAAGAACGAGCCATACAATTCGGGATGTGTGACCGAGGCAAAAAAGAGTGGAGGGAGCGCAAGTCGCTCTCCTCCCTCCTTGAAATGTACGTCCAAAACATGGAGTTTATTTTGGATCATCCCGATTATGTTACTAACGAATTTCTTCTGACACATGCAGACGACTATACTCTGCATGATCATGGGATATATGTAAACGAACAGTTCTCTATCACCGTTCCGCCCGACTTGATTGTAAGAGGAGAATGTGACGGAGAAGTGTTGTGCCCCTGTTTTTCCGCGCCAGAAATGTACGTATGCGACAAGAGCAATGTTGATATACATGTCTTATATAACTCAATCTCCTACATACGCATATATGGCCATTCAAAAGTGAACATTAAGTGCGAAAAAGGTGGAAAGGCGTTTGTCTATCAATTCGGAGGTTCCGTTATTTATTCCGGAGACGGAAAAGTTTATGTTAGGGAAAGGCGGCATGAATAATCTATACATCTTAATTGCATATTTATGCAATTATTTGTATATTTGCCACAAATAAACGCGCTACTATGAAATACTATAAGTATTACATACAGAAAGAGGCAGACGGATCGCCAGTGAAGGAAACAGCCGAAGACTTCAACATCTACGAGGTGGACAGCAAGTTTTACGGCGGGGCGTCCGCAAAGGAACTTCCCAAGAGAAACTGGAACGACGAACACGGGGACGATGAGTTCGTCCCCAGCAATCTCATGATGGAGTCTGTTTCGCATTCCGTAAAATTTGGATATAAGGGTGACAAATACTCAGCCAACAAAGCCCTAAAGGATTTCATTGATTATCTATCAAATGGCGGATCAATGAAAATCTATGACGAGTACAACAAGATAGGCCGTCAGCACGTGCGTTTCAGCTCCGTATCAGACGACGCTGAGCTTGTGCGAAGTGACGAAGGCGATATTCTTATATTTACAGTCAATCTAAAAGTCAATGACCCCGTGACAGATGTAGTTCTCGGGAAGTAACAGAAAATAAAGCATGGCTAAATGGTGCATATACGACAAGAACGGCAATGTGATACACGAGAGCGTCACGGAGTACAACGGAGATGGGGACGTTGTCGTTCAAGACACTATTGAATATAGCGGGAAATGGATGGGTGAGTGTTATGTCACCGTATCCATAAAATCACCATATCCGATAAATTTCCAAATCGGTGATTATATCATATACAGAAACGAGAAGTTTGTTCTTGACGGCGACCCGTCGGTTGTCAAGAAGTCAAGGCGCGGAACATACGGTGAAGGTTTCGTATACGATAGTATCAAGTTCAACTCCCTGTCTGGCGAGCTTACGCAGATGCGTTTCCACGACTGGGTGCTTTCAGACTGTCAGCTGCACTATACATCGTTGCCTTCCTTCTCGTTCTATTGCAAGGATGTTGACGACCTTGCTGACCGTCTTCAGGCCAATACGGACAGATGGTGCAAGGCCAACGGTTACGCCAAGGAAGACTACTGGGTGTTCTATACGCTTAGAAACAACACAAGCACAGGGACGTCTGACGCCGGCCAATCACAAACCTTTTACGAGCGCACCTTACAACGCGCCAAAGATATTTCAGATGACGAACAGTTTCTTGCGTCGGTCAAGTCTAACTGGGAGAAAGCTTATGGAATAGGTTCCGCTTATTCTGACAGCCGAGACGATGAGCGTTATGACAGGACTTTGAGCGCCAGTAGCCAAACCGTTTGGGATATGATGTCCTCCATCAAGCAGCAGTTTGGTTTAAACTTCATCATCAGAGGCCGCAATGTGTATATTGGTATGTCGGGAATACCGACAGACCACATATTTAAATACGGGAAAGGCAATGGACTATATGAGGTTGATAAGAACGCGGAGCAAGACCAATCTGTCGTAACAAAGCTTCACGCATACGGAAGCGACCAAAACCTTCCGACACGATACTATGCCGAGATAGCTTCCGTACCTTACGCAAAGGTGAAATCCATCTACTTGAAAGATGACGTGGACGAGACATCATCTGTAGTCATGGCGCAAGTCATTCTTGATTTGAAATGGTCGGATAAATACTTTAACAACGTCATAGACCAGTCGCAATCAGATAGTGACGTCTGGCTTGTCGGCCTGCGCGTTAGCGATATTGAAGTAAATGGCAGGGTGTTTCCGAATGGGGAGGATTTGTACCTGACTGTTGGGTATAACGAAAAATCTTCCGCTCCAGACAATAATGTCGGCAACAAAGAAAATGCGTTGGCGTTTATTAGATCGGTTGCTGTCAATGAAACGATAGAGTTCACGAGCGGAGTGAATAAGGACTCATTCCCATCAGACCACAAGAATTACCCGTCTGCGCAAAGCCTGCCGAACAACATGGCTGTTAACAGTCTTATGCTTCCAGGATTCCCGACCTATGCGCTCTCGGACCTTTGTAAAAGCGAATATGACAGTGAGAAAGACGTTACGAGATACTATATCCGTAAGGCAGACAAAGGGGAAGATTGGATAAACTTTCATGAAGAGAGCGGAAAGCATATCGTGACATTCTCTGACAACCGGCACGATCCGTATATCCTATCCATGAACGCTGAAAAAATCGGCATCAAGGAAGGTGACATCTCGTGCACGGAGGAGAACGACGACAACGGCCTTGAAAAGGTATATCCGACCATCGAGAAGATGACCGGCGTTGACGCAGGCTTGTCTACAACAAGCAGGCTTGATGAAATCGCTGCTGCGGATGTCATAGACGACAACGGAGCGTTTCCGACGGACTACAAGGAAGAAAACATCAGCGGTTTTAAGGTATACCTTCCAAACCTCGGCTTTGACCTGAGGCAGGCGGCAAAGGATGCCGGTGGGTCAGATATGAAAATCAGCATGAAGGACGGTTTTTGCGGAGGCCGCACTTTTGACGTTGCGCAGGCAAACTACAAGGAAGGCAAGTGGGTGTTGGACTGCAAGCGTTCTCATGATGAAGCATTAGACCTGTGGTTTCCATATTCTTACGCCAAGTCTGTAAGCAACGTTGATCCGTCTATGGCTAATGCGTACCAGATACGAGAGGGAGACCATTATGTCATCACTGGAATTTCGGTCAGCGATGTCAATTATGTTTGGGCCGCAAGCGTAAGACTACTTAGAAAGGCCGTTCATTGGCTATGCAAAAACGATTATACAAAAAATACATACTCGCCGAAGATAGACGAGATATATATGGCCCGAGAAGCAGAATCCGCTAAGAAACTCGGGAAGGATAGCCTTCATGATACCATCAAAGAAGGCGACATGCTTATATTCCAAGATGAAGACTTGTTGCTCGACGGTAAAGTGTTTATCGATCAGCTTGGAATAAAAGAGAACGGGAACAACGGGATACCGACCTATGAAGTAACGCTTCGAGACGAGGTTACTATCGGGACCATTGAACGCATACAGAATAAAGTAGATTCAATTGCGAACGATGTAAAGACAGGTAACGTCGGAGGCGGTCTCACAAGTGCTTCCCAAGTAGAATCGCTCATCAGGGCATATGGGTCTACGCTCTACCTCTCCAAGCAGCAGGCGGACACGGCGAAGGGACGCATCACGTTTGAACAGGGGCTCACGTCGGACGGAGACGCGGACATCAATGGAGACGAGAGGGTCGGTGGTGACGAGCGCGTGGAAGGCAACGCAGAGGTAGGCAAAGACCTCGGCGTGCATGGTGACGCGACTGTTGACGGCAACCTCAACGTGGGTGGCGAGACATATCTGAAAGACCTCACAGTATCGGGTTCGGCTCACTTCTTTGAGCTTGTGATAGACAAGATCAAGGCGGCTGGCGGCACATACATCTTCTCTGCGGCCAACTCGTTCAATGTGGACAGGGCGGTTGCCGGCAACAATGTGGTGCGCCTCTACTGGCTGGCCGAGAATGGCGGCAAGGGAAGCATGAACACGTGGGAGGTGGGCGATCAGGCCATCAGCATGGATTTCAACCGTGCGAAGGTTGGCGAGACCTTCAGCGCGAGCAACAAGTATTGGTGGGCGTTGGTCACGGCGACAAGCGGAGATACGCCCGAGAGTGTGGAAGAGGAGAACGGCACCAAGCATCTGTACCACTGGATAGAGGTCAGCACGTTGGAGAAGGCTGACGGATGTACCGTGGAAGCGGAGGCGGGCGATGCCGTGGCGCAATGGGGAAGCCGTAGCGCAGACAAGAAACGACAGGCCGCTCAGATGATTGCCGCCTACAAGTCGCCCGACACAGGTGTGGAAGCTCCTTGCTGGGTGCAGTACGTAGGTATCAACTCTTTCACCATCACCGAGGACAACCGTCTCAATCGCGTGGCCTACAACGGTAATGTCTTCAAGGGGGCTTTTGTCGCGACAAGCGAGGGCGAGCAAGGGCGTGACCTGCTCGAATGGTTGGAAAGCCTTCAACGCGAGAATGACACGCACTTCGACATCTGGTATGGTGACGAGGTACCCTCCCTGGAGAACGAGCCTGCCGTAGAGTGGACGACGGACAGCAAGAAGGCCGAGCACGTGGACGACCTCTATTTCGACCGCTCGGACACGGCGAAGAGCGACGGCGGCCACTGCTACCGCTTTGTCGCAACAACCAAAGACAGCCTTACGACTTACACCTGGGAGGACTATACCGACCACGACACGCTGAAAGCCCTCACCAAGGCGCAGAACATCGCTGACGACGGGGTTGTCACCGCAGGGACGGAGAAGATGCAGCTGCTCATCACGCTCAAGAACATGCAGTCGGAGTTCTCTTCCTTCAGCGAGCCGACGACCGATAGCTCCGTTAGCTACACGCAGGCCTACGGGGCGTACAAGAAGGCCTATAACAACTTCGTGTCGGCAACGCAGGATATCGTGAGCGACGCTAATATCGGCAAGGACACCATCCTGTCCGACATCGGCCTTACGTCAGAGAGTTACGTGAACCTTTACTACAACTACTACTCCACGCTCGGCAAGATGCTCGAAGCCAGCGAGGCCAGCATCAAGGCGAGCATCAGCACGATAGGCGGCAGGATAGAGATGGCCGTCACGAAGAACGGCTTGAAGACCGCAGGCATGACGGTGGAGGACGAGCACATAACGCTTGATGCCAAGAAGACGACTGTCAAAGGCGACCTCACCGTGCAGGGGGCCATCACGGACAGCACAAGCTATGTGGGCATGGACGGCTCCTTGTGGTCTCCCAATGAGGTAGGCGAGTTGGAGAAGTCTTCCGCCAACCTCTTGGTGGGCGACGGCAATACCCTCTTTGTGCCCGTTGATATGTCCACCATCAAGAGCGTGCAGATACAGACCGCAGACCCGTCACTTGTTTCAGACGGCAATCCTACCAACGCAAGCACGGCGCTCGTGACGCTCCCGATGTATGACGCGGTGGATCTCGGTTGTGGCGTGACGATGCCTGCATACCGTCGGTCGGGCACGCACGTGCTTGTCCGCAACGCCTTCTCGCTGTCCTACAACCAGTGGAGCAAGGGTGACGGATGGACAAACGGAGACCTGCGGAGAAACATCACCTCTGCCGCAGTCTACATCTGCACAGACCCTCGCACGTTGGCGTTAAGCAACTACTCGGCTTCCGCTCCTGCCATCACCGCTGACGGACGTGGCGACGGCGGAGCGACGGCCGACTACTTCAAAGGCTGCATGTCGCTCAACGGGAGACGTGGGAGGTGGCTTGTCCTGCTTCCAGGCCAGCAGGTGGAGCTTGTATCAGTCATCACCATGTGGCAGACGGGCACCAATACGCCCGTGCCCTACCTGTCATGGTATGTTGCAGGCGGTGACGGGATGGACTGGTTGGAGAAGACCGTCTCTTTCCGTCCCGACGGCACGGGCTACACCGAATACGATGCCGTGTTTCGCTCGGCCGTTACAGGAGGCGAGCATTTCGGCATCGGGGGTATCGACAAGTACGCGGACGCTTTCTTCGGCTACCCGAAGTTGAGCGACGCGTCGAACCTCTCCGAGCAGGTCGTGGTGACACTCTCGGCAGACAGCAAGCCTTACATCACAATCGAATAGCAGTCATGGCAGAGAATATCAACATAGTTATCGGCAATGTGGTGCGCCAAGGAGGTGTGGCCCGTGTGCGCGTGTCGTGGCCGACAAGCACGGTCAACAAGCTACAGGTGAACGAATGGCCCGTACTGCTCAACGCCCTGACCAAGACCGCATACGCCGACGCGACAAAGAACAACGGCTTCACCTACACTTTTCCTTTTGCCCTGTCCAAGGGTACTGGCTTCCCTTATTGCCTGCCCATGGAACTCGAAGAGGAGGTGGCAGTGGCCGTGCTCGGATAAATAACCTACTAAAGATATACGGATATGGCATTGAACATCAAGAACAAGAATACAGGTGACTTGCTCACAGCCACGGAGTTTAACATGCTGGTGCAGGCAGTCAAGAACAACGAGACGGACATCGCCTCGCTGGGCGACAATGCGGTGAAGATGGTGGCCCTCACGCAGACCGAATACGACAAGATGGTGACGGACGGCACGCTCGACGCCAATACTTACTACAACATCTTGGAGGAGGAGTAAGCGTATGATCATCAAGCAAGGCAAAGAACTATCCGCCCGCTACCTCGGCACTAAGGCTATTGAAGCCGTGTACCATGGCGCGGTGCTCGTGTGGGAGGCTATCTCCTCCTGCTTTGGCAGCGGCATGTGGATAAACGAACGTCCGTGGAGCAACGCCGACGGATGGAGGAACGACAAGTAGAACAAAGAAAAACGAAGATATATATGGCAAAGAAAACATCACCTAACAACATCACGTCGCTCACCGACGACTGGGCGAACGATGCAGCGAACGGCTTGCCTTTCAGCGGCCAGGCCGTGCAGGACTTCATCAAGAAGCAGTTCGGCTCGAAGGTCGGCACATGGTGCTGGTCGCCAACCGTTGACGCAAGCAACTTCTATCACATCTGGGGTTTCGCCACGGAGGCCGACAAGCAGGCTTATCTCGCTGACCCCGACGGCAACGCTTCGCTCCTGTTGGCCAACGAGGCCTTGCCTATCTCCACCGTGCAGGGCGACAGCTACGGAGCGTACCTGTTCACCGACGCAGGCGTGGCAACCGACTATGTGGTGAGTGGCGACAAGATGACCGTCAACCTCCGCTTCTCCGCCGTGCGCAACTCGAGCGGTGACCGATTGAACGTGGGCGTGCCGGGCACGCTGGTCATCCAGCGCAAGACGGCATCATCGGACTGGACGACCGTGGAGACGCGCAAGGATGTGCTGACGAGCACCGACTATGCCGACACGACGGCCTACACGTCTGTTGACATCGGTTCGGCGCTGAAGTCGGGTGCGCAACAAATCCGCATCCGCGCCTACTACACCTATGAGGCGGACGACGGCTCGCAGAAGACGGCCACCTCCACGTATGTGTCCATCGGCGGCTCTATCACCAAGACAACGCTCGACCTGGAGTGCCAGCAGAACTGGCAGACACCGATACTGGCAAGCGTCTATGCGGAGCGTGGCTTCCCCATCAGCTACATGGTCTACGGTGCCGTTCCGAAGACGCTTCATGTGGAAATCACGGGGGGCAACGGCAAGGCACTGGCCGCAGACTATCCTCTGTCGGCAGACCAGGATTCGGCCACCGTCTCCAAGAGCATCACCGACGCAACGGACACCTACAAGCTCTTCAAGCATGGCGTGCGGACGGTGAAGGCATGGCTCACCTGCGATGACGGCATGGGCGGCACTATCTCGTCACGTGTGCTCGTCAACCGCTTCATGGTGGTCAACCCGACCGCAGCGGCCGACAAGACCACTCCTTACCTCTTGTTGCAGAACATGGTGGGAACGGCCGACAACTTCGCGCAAGCCGACCTCTGCCAATACTCGGTCTATTCGCCTGGGGCGGACGGCACGACTAACAACGGCTCCGACGTGACGGTGATCTTCTATCTGACTGCCTATGCCGAAAACTTTCCTGCCGACAACCCCGAGCAGTATTTCCGCATCGAGAGCACCGCGTCGCCAGGCACTCGCTACACGCTCAACACGACTATCGAGATTGAGACGGAGGACGAGGAGCAGGCGACAATCCCTGCCTATTTCCGCGTGTGGCGCAAGGATGGTGACAGCGAGGTGAACTTCCTGCAAAGCAGCATCGGACAGGGTAATATCGTCATACAGGTGGACAACTCGGAGAGCTACGCCCCGAAGGCCGGAGCGGACTTCGTTCTCAACCCGAAGAACCGCAACAACTCGGAGGCCAACCCGAAGACCATTGTCAACGCCAAGACGGGCAAGACCGTTGACAGCACGTGGACGGGCTTCGGTCTTGTGAAGGACGGGTGGGTCACCTCTGACGTGGACGGGCAGCGTGTGCTCCGTGTGCCTGCTGGTGCAAAGCTCAACTTCAAGTACAACCCGTTTTCGCAGTTCCTCACCACACCCGATTCGGCCTTGGAGATAGAGCTGGACTTCATGGTGCGCAACGTGACCGACGAGGACAGTCCGATCATCAGCCTCTTTGAGAACTTCTCTGCACAGGATGCCGACGGCAACACGACAACGCAGTTCCGCGGCCTGAAGATACAGCCTATCCATGGCGAGATACACACCAAATCAAACTATGTATCGTCGGAGACCGATTTCGCATGGAAGGAGGGCGAGCGGACGCACGTCTGCATCAACATCCACAATGCGGTCGCTCCCAACAAGGGTGACGCGCTGGTGCCTGCATCAAGCAGCTACGACACGTCGGCCACCAAGATAGCCCTTGTGCGCATCTTCATCGGTGGCGAGATACGCCGCGAGTTCAAGTATTCCATCACCGATGCTGCGGAGTTCTGTACGGGTGCCATGAGCAATGGCGGTTTCACAATCGGGCAGGACGGGGCGGACATCGACATCTACTCCATCCGCATCTATCAGAACACTGCCTTGGAGGCTTCCGACATCCTGGCCAACCACATCTCAACGCTTCCGACCACCGAAGAGAAGCGCGCCATGCGACAGGCCAACGACATCCTCACGGGCGGCAAGGTGGACTTGGAGAAGTGCCGTGCGCTGGGCAAGCGTTGCCTGGTGTGGCACGGCACGGAGCCTTACAAGGAGAATACGTCAACGCAGAGGGGCTACTGGGAGGTGTTCCAGTACGACGCTCGCGGCAATTATCTTCCCGAATATTCGGGTACGCTCTGCAAGTCGTCGGCTGCGCTGGAGACCAAGCGACAGGGTTCCACGGCAAACACCTACTACTACTCAAATATCCAGACCAAGATGTCGGACGTGACAGAGACCATCACGGTGCCGTTGAGCGAGCTTCATAGCTCCATCACCTATGAGGTGAAGACCGTTCAGGGCGAGGACGGCACGGAGAGCAAGGTGGTCGGCCTGAAAGGCGGTTGCCTGGGCAAGAACTTCCCGACAGCGGAGACGGCCGTGGACTACGCTTATGCGGAGGTGGACGGTGCGCCTGCGGTGGTCGTGCCCGACGGATGGGTGGACGGCAACGGCAAGTACAGGGGCGTGGGCTACATCGTGGCCGAGGGCACGCCTATGGCGCAGAAGCTCGTCAACAAAATCAACTACGCCTCGTCCATGCAGAGCCACCTCACGGGCGTGAACAACCTCTACAACGACCTGCACAAGGCTATCGTGGGCAAGAACTCTTTGCAGGAGGCCTATCCCGAAGCTCGTGTGTCCAAGTACACGGAGCCTTTCCTCTACTTCACGCAGGCGCTCGACAGCGACACGCCTGTCTATCGTGGCCCATGCACCTTCGGAGCTGGCAAGATGGACAAGCCGACATGGGGCTATGTGAAGAAGCTCCACCCGATGTTCACCATGATTGAGGGTTCGGACAACAACTACGAGCTGACCGACATGCGCGTGCCCTTCACGTGGGGTGACGCAAGCTGCCCCGAGGCCATCACGTACAGCGCGGACGACGAGGGCTTCTTCTACAACGGCAAGCAGTGTCTTGACTTCGACGCAGGCAAGACCGACGATGATGGCACGCCCGGCCAGAAGCTCATCACGGCCATACAGGGGACGTGGAACTTCCTCTATCTCCACTCTCCGTTCGTGAAGTATTACAAGGGCACGTTCGACGCTTTTCAGAAGTCGGACGCTGCCAAAGACACCTTCGCCAAGTATTGGTGTACGGACGGCAGCGAGGCGTACAGGCTGAAACGTTATGACTTCGCCAACAACAGATGGGTGGACGCTGGCCTGTGGGACAGCACGGCCAAGGCGTGGAAGGTGATTGACCTCCGCACGGACGAGATTACGGCTTCCACCTACCAGTCGTCGGCCAACCAGTCGGAGTATGCCGAACTCAACAAGGAGCTGTGCGGTGCCATCGTGGCGCACGCCAAGAAGTACCTCGGCTTCTACTTCCGCATCGACTCGCTGAAGCTGTACTACTCGCTCATCATCCATCTGCTGGCCGGAACGGACTCCTGCTCCAAGAACACGTACTACGTGCTTGACCCGAAGCCCGTGGAGGTGACCATCGAAGGTGAGACGCGCACCTGCTACCTCTTTGAGTTACACACGGACGACGTGGACACGATGATGCTCATCGACAACAACGGGCGCTTCACCAAGCCTTACTACATCGACCGCATGCACCCCTATGTGGACGGCGACACCACCACGGAGAAGTACGAGGGCATGCACAACGTGCTCTTCACGCTCTGCGAAGACATGTGGGAAGGCACGAAGGAGCTACAGGGCATGGTCAAGCAGATCTTCACGGCCATGGAGAAGCAGCCGTCGGAGAGCGACTATATCGAGGGCATGCCTACCACCATCTCAAAGGCTTCTGTCTACGGCTGCCTGTGGAAATACGTATATTACGTTCACAAGTACATCCCTCAGATGGCTTTCAACGAGGCGGCGCGCATCCGCTACGAATATCCCGAGATGATCGGTTTCGTGTCCTACGGAAGCGGTGCCCGTGGCGTGAGGCCCATCACGCAGTCGAACGGCTCGCTGCTGGAGGCGGAGCTCCAGTTCATCGAGCGCAGGCTGGTGCTCATGTCCAGCTATGCGGCGTGGGGGCCGTTTGCGGACGGCAAGACGGGCAACCTCGGCATTAGCGATGTGTCGGAGAGCTTCTCCATGCAGGCGTTCCACACGCCCGACACGGCCAGCTCGCAGAACGACTATGCCTTCACGGTGAAGCCGCACCAGTACCTCTACCCGACGGGCATGCTCGGCCAGACGGTCATCGACCCTCACGTGCGCGTGGCTCCCGGGGAGTCCTATCGGTTGGAACTCGGAAGCACCACGTCAAACGATACGGGTATGTCGGTGAGCGGCATCAACTACTACCGTTCCATCGGCAATGTTGGCGACCTGTCCACGACCCCCGCCAACACCATCACGGTGAACGGCAAGCGTCTGACGGAGTTTGTGGCCGAGCCGAGCAAGACCTACACGGACAGCACGACGGGCAAGCCCACTCCTGCCTTCCGTCCAGGTGCCATCGTCATATCGGCAAAGAACATCTCCAATCTTAGCCTTCGCGGATGCTCGGCGACAAGCGGAGCGATAGACCTCACGCAGCTGTCGCGACTGAAGACGGTGGACGTGCGGCAGACCAAGCTGTCTGACGTGACTTTGCCCGCTTCGCATGTCCTGTCTTCCGCCCTCTTGCCTGCCACCATCTCGTCGGTGGACGTTGAGAACCAGGAGAACCTGTCTGTCCTGCAACTGGAAGGCTACGGCAACCTCACCCGTTTTGTGGTGAAGAACAACAAGCTCGTCGACACCTTCGCCCAAGCTACGGCTTTGCTTGCCGCCAAGCCTTCGGGGTTGAAGACCGTCACCTTGACCGACCTCGCATGGAACACGCAGGGGCGGCAGTGTAATATGGACTTGCTGATGTATCTCGCCAGCTTGAAGGCAAATTTGACGGGCATCATCTTCATGCTTGCCGCAACGTCCGACCGCGCCCTGTCGCTGGCCGACAAGGAGATGTTGTGCGCCCTCTATGGCAATATTGACTCCACGGTCAACGCTCTCTATATCAAGTATGACGTGAGGGCTATCAACAGCATCTCTATCTCGGGAGAGGCGTTTATGACCACTGCGGGCAAGGACTATCGCTTCTCCGTGGTGCCGTCGCCCGTGACGGGCAACAATGTGGCCATCAAGGACGGACGGCTCGACATCGCATGGAGCATTGCCGATACGGCCGACAGCTACGCCCACTGGGCTGACAGCGACGGCCTGCTGCACGTGGACAAGCTCTCCGACCCTGCCCTTGACCTCAAGCACACCATGACAGTGAAGGCTGTCACAACCAACGGCACGCTAACCGCGCAGAAGAAGGTCGGTTTCTATCGTCACATACCCGTCGTGGGCGACTTCGCCTATGCCGACGGCACGTTTGACGGGGAGTGGGACGAGGAGCGCACGTTCATCGGGCTGGTCTTCATGCGTCTGCCCATCTACACGGGGTCGAAGATCACGGCCTATGACGTGCGCGTGGTGGCCGCCGAAGACTTGAAGATGGTATCGGGCGGCGACAATCCCATCACGTGGACGACTCACCGATGGGGCCTCTATCCCGATGACCTGAACGGATGGCTGTCGGAGGAGGCGAACATCGAGAAGGCGAGCGGAGTGAAAGACGCTTTCGACATCGACGAGCTAAAGAACTTCTCCTCCCGATGGGGCGGTGCCAACGATTATGACGGCGGCTACCACACGGTGCCGTCGTGGGCGACGGACACGGTGCTTGCCAATACACCAACGAAGACCTACGCCACGTACAAGGCGACATGGGACGCTTACTACACTGCGCTTGACGCACTCTATGCGGCCATACAGGCGGCGAACCCAAGCTACTCCTACTCGGCAGACAACCGCAAGAAAGACGACAAGCTCTACACCATCGCCGAGGGCGGCACCATCCTTGCTGCCAACAAGGACACGATGACGCAGGCATGGGTGAGGGCACGCTCCTGTTACAGCGAGTTCACGTCGGCGGCCAGCTCCAACGGCCTGTCATCTTCGGGCGAGTACACCGCTTTCGCGGCTGCCTACCAGTCTGTATCTGACATGCTCAACAACGGGGAGAGCTACACGGCAACGAGCGAAGAGACAAAAGGCCCGTCATGGTGCCAAGGCTTCAACTATTATTATCTTGACGACATCACGTATCTTGACGACAGTCAGACGGACGGCTACAAGGTGCTTCCTTCCACCTGTGCGGCCGGCGACTACAACGGCAAGGACTACACGGCCAAGATTGTGACTCACGCCCGCAAGGTCATCAACGGCTATCTCTCGGAGAGTTACCCGACGACCTTGCAGGAGCTGGCCGACGCTATGGCCGCACTGCGCAACGCCAACGCGTCGGTCACCAATCCCTGGCGATACGAGGAGTTCTACTATCCTGCGGCCTACGGCTGCTACCTGTACGAGCCGACAGCCGACACGCTCAATGCCGCATGGCAGAAGGGCAACTGGTATCTGCCCTCCGAGGGCGAGCTGACAAGGCTGTACAATTTCTATCGCCTCGGACAGGACATAGAGAACGCCGCTGACGGAGCTACGGAGGCGCGCACGCCCATCTTTGCCAATGCCAACAAACGAGCAGCCAAGACGGTCTTCAAGATGGGTAACTACTGGGTCGTGTGGAGTAGCGTTGAGAACAGCCGTAACATCAGTTGGGGCGTGAATTTCACTTCGGGTAGCGTCGGCGACTGGGCCGGCAAGTACGGCAATGTCTACGTTCGCCCGTGCTCGGCGTTTATCTTTACACTTTAACCTTTATCAAGGCGGCCATTTCAAGGCCGCCGCCACAATGCAAAAAACAGAAGAACAAATAATCATGAACACGTTGACGGAAGACATCTACAAGGGAGCGGAAGCTGGCAAGCAAGCCCAGGCGAGGAAGCGCACGACGGCGCAGCTTCCCGTCTTCAGGGAGTGCGCTAACCTGCTGTATATGATTATGCAGGTGATGTATCATGCGCCACGAAAGATGACAAAGCCGCTCGACGAAGCCGTGGACTGCGCTACGGAGCTACTCCGTAGCGTGGCTATGGCCAACGAGGTGAGAGGGGCTGAGCGAGTGAGCTGTATCAATATAGGGCTGTCCAACGCCAATACGCTGAACGTCCTTGTATGCTCGCTCGGATTTCTTGGTGCCATCAGCAAGCAAACTGCCAAGGACTTCAAGAAGAGAATTGGCAGGGTGCTGGCGCAGATGATAGGCTGGCGTGAGTCCGCAACACAGCAGGGTCATCCCGTGCCGACGAAAGGAGGCGCGCGATGAGGGTCTGTGGGATTTCAGTAAACGGGGGACTTGCTGGATATGGTGTGACAGCCATGTCGAGCAACGAAGGTGCAAAGCCCTTGGAGAGCGTTGAGAACAGCCGTAACAACAGTTGGAACGTGAATTTCACTTCGGGTAACGTCAACAACTGGAACAACAAGTACAACAATGGCTACGTTCGCCCGTGCTCGGCGTATGCTGATTTCAAAGCGTTCCTTGATTCGATGTGGCTTGCCTATTCCGATTGTCTGAAAGGCAAGCGAAGCTCGGCGCAGGCTCTCGAATACATGCCTATTGCGACGGAGGATATTCCCAAGCTCGCATGGGAGGTGTGGACGAGAGCCTATGAGCCGAGTCCGTCAACGTGCTTCATGGTTACTTTCCCGAAATTAAGGGAGGTGTTTGCGGCGGCGTTTCGCGACAGAATCATCCATCACTGGATAGCCATTCGCATGATTCCCCTCTTCGAGGAGCGGTGCCATGAGCTGGGCGACGTGAGCCATGCCTGCCGAAAGGGCTATGGCACGAAGACAGCGGTGGAGCAGGTGCAAAAGGGTATGCTTCGCGTGAGCGACCACTTGCAACGGGAGGCCTGGGTGTACAAGGGCGACATCGTGGGTTTCTTCATGAATATCAACAAACGGATACTCTGGGGCGAACTGCACTCGCTCATCGTGAACAGGTATAAAGGCACCGACATCGACATACTGCTCTACCTCGTGGAGAAGACCGTCTTCCATTGTCCGCAGAAGTCGTGTTGCATACGCTCGCCCGTAGACATGTGGAAAATCATTCGGCGCGACAAGTCCCTGTTCTTTGCCGACGACAACAAAGGCGGGCCGATAGGCAATCTTACGACCCAACTGTTCGCAGGCTACTACATGTCGTTCCTTGACGAATACGTGGAGGATCTGTTCAAAGGGAAGACTTACTCCTATACGAGGAGCGTGGATGATTTTGTCATCATCTGCACGGACAGAGTTTTCCTGCGACACGCCATCCGGCAGATAGCTGACTTTACTTCTGCGCAGATGGACATAGAGTGCCACTCGGACAACATCTACTTCCAGCCTGTCAGTCACGGGGTGAAGTTTCTTGGGCAGTACGTCTATCCGCATAGGCGATACACCATCAATAGGACGATAGGCCGTTTTATAAGCAAGGCGAACTGGTGCCTAAGAGAATGCGGGAAGGATATGACGGAAATCAGGCGCGAGTATTGGGGACAGGTGTTCAACTCCTACTTCGGCTTTCTGACGCAGACGAATGAGTACAACACTCGAAGCAAGATTTTCAAGATGCTGACGCATGAGTGGTACCAGCATTTCAGCATAACGAACAAAAAGAAAGTAACCGTTAAACACAGAAGATTATGGAACAAGAACAACAACAACAGAAAATGTATGTCATCCACACGCACTGCTACGGCGAGCGGCCGCACGACAACTATGCGGTGACGATGGCCGACGGTAACATGGCCGTCTTCGAGGAACCGACCTACGAGGCGATGCTCGAGGCCATGGGCAAAAACGGATATATCCTGCTTGACACCATCGGGTATGTGATGGATCAGCTCCCAATGTACACGCCCACTACGTCAGGCTATACGGAAGAGGTGTGGAAGAAGGGGCTGGAATTTGCCAAGGAAATGGCCACGAGGGCTATCAACGCCTACGACTCCTCCTCTGCGGTGAACAGCTTCCTGCTCAACGGCAAGAGGGTGTGGCTCGACAAGGCTACCCGTGTGGGGCTGATGAACTCTACCACCATCGCCAAGGCTATGGGCAGCAAGACGACCGACCTGTGGCTGGGCGAGACCAAGATTACGGTGGACTGCGACAAGGCCATACAGCTGCTGTCGGCACTGGAGATGTACGCCCTGGAGTGCTTCAACGTGACGGCAGCGCACAAGAAGGCCGTGAGCGAGATGACAAGCCTGGAGGAGGTGATAGGCTACGACTTCACCAAGGGCTATCCCGACAAACTGAAGATGGAGGTGTAGGCCATGGAGATGCTGATGCTTTTTGCCTTCGTCCTGCTGGCCGGACTGCTCATCATGGCAGGCGTGCGCTATGGCGTGTCCGACATGGTGAGCGACATCTACTACCAGATGGGTGGCCGTGACGCTTACGGGTGGGTCTTCTCGCTCACGATGGGCTTTGTGGCGTTGTTTGCCATGGCGGCCATGCTCGACAGTGAGTGGGGTGCGGACTGCCTGGCGTTCATCGGGTGTGGCGGACTGGCCTTCGTGGCCGTGGCTCCCAACTATGCGGACGAGAATGCTTACCCCGTGCACAAGGGAGGAGCCATTGTTGCCGCCGTCGGTTGTGTAGGCTGGTGCCTGTCTGCCTGTTGGTGGATGACACTTATCGTCGGTGCCGCATACCTTGTTTATCTTGCCTCGGCTGAGACGAGAAGGCTGTTGGGCGGCGTGTGGTGGATGCGTGGGCTTACAGGACAGCCGCGTTCGTGGTACTGGGCGGAGGTGGCGGCCTTTGCCGACGTTTTTCTTACCTACGGAGTGTGCTTTGTCAAGAATTTGTTGTAACTTTATACTTGTAAATCGGATAACATGAAAAAGATATATGATTTCATAGAGAACACGGTGGGCATGGACAAGGTCGCCCACTTCTTCGGTGTCGCCTTCGCGGCTATCATCGTTTCGCTTGTGTTTGCCAAGGTTAACCCTGGCTATCATCCTGCCACTTACGCTGCCTGCGGTTTCGCTGGCGGAGTCATCGTGGCCGTGGCCAAGGAGGCTTTGGACTTCTTCTCGGGCAATGACTTTGAGAACTTCGACCTCATGGACATCGCTTATAGTGTGCTTGGCGCCTTTGTTTCATTCCTGGTGGCCCTCGCGCTGCTGTAACGGATAGGAGGGAAAGGGTATGATGACAACAGACGTGGTGGGAAACACGGGGACGCGGTTCCTCGGTGGTATATTGAGTGCAGAGATGGTTTCGGTGCTTGGCGATATGCGATGGATGCTCCTGCTTATCGCCCTATGCGTGGTGGCCGACTTCCGCTATGGCTGGGGCGAGAGCTCCAAACGTTACAAGGAGGCCAAGGAGGCTGGCGACAAGATACTCATGATGCAGTATCAGTGGCGCACGTCAAGAGCCATGCGCAGGACGATCAACAAGCTCATTGACTATATCGTGTGGGCGGTAGTCGGCATGGCTATCGGTATGGCCATATTGGAGCCTGTGGGCATCAACCACATCTTCGGAGGCGTGGTCGCTACGGCCATTGCCGTGGTGTGCGAGGCCAAGAGCTTCTTCGGACATTTCTTCTACCTGCATGGCGTGACCTATGACGAGAAGAACATGGCAGGCTTCTTCAAGGCGTTCATCGTGGCGTTGGCCAAGAAGAAGAACGAGGACTTCGGTGAGGCGTTGGAAGAAGGCTTCAAGGACAGAAAGGAGGACGAGAATGGCAAATCATAAGATATTGGCACCGTTCATCCTCTCGCACGAGGGAGGTTTCAGCAACAACCCGAAAGACCCAGGAGGGGCGACCATGAGGGGCGTTACACTGGCTACATATCGCTCGGTGTACGGAAGCAAGAAGACGGTGGCTGACTTGAAGCGGATAACCTCCGCAGAGTGGGACGCCATCTTCAAGAAGTACTATTGGGACAGGTGCAAGGCCGACATCATCGCCAACCAAAGCGTGGCCAACATGCTCGTTGACTTCGCCTGGAATAGCGGTGTTGTGACAGCGGTGAAAACCATTCAGCAAATCGTTGGCGTGGATGCAGACGGGATAGCTGGGCGTGTGACCATCGGGGCTATCAACGGCTATTTCCGTGGGAGCAAGTACGTGTTCGACAAGCTCAAAGAAGCACGCCTCCGCTACATGCAGACGAGGAAGAACTGGCCGACATTCAAGAACGGATGGACAACGAGAGTAAACAGCATCAAGTACGGCTCGCTGGCCTATTCGGGTAAGACCATTAACTGCTAAAAGACTGATAGGGATGATGAAGATGATTGGGAAATACTGGTGGGAGTGGCTTGTGCTGATTGCGCTTGCCATGATGATCGGCTCACTATCCAGCTGCAAGAGTGTGAAGTACGTGCCCGTGACCGAGTATAGGGACAGGTATGTGAGCAAGACGGATAGTTTCTTCAAGGTGGATAGCGTCTATCTCCACGACAGCGTTAGCGTGTTTGGAAGAGGTGATACAGTCTACATGACCAAGACGCGATATAAGGACAGGTTCAAATACATCTACAACACGAAGACTGACACGGTGATCGTGCATGACAGCATACCTTACCCCGTGAAGGTAGAGGTAGAGAAGAAGCAGACGTTTGTGGACAAGGTGGCCAACGAGATAGGCAAATTTGCCTGCTACGTATTGCTCCCATTGTTTGGCATACTGATTGCCTATAACCTGTTCAGGAAGCATTGACGTTGATAATGTTTTGTTTTGTTTTCACGATATAGTTAGTTAGGTTTCTTCTTTAGAGGAAGAAGATTGATTGTTTAGGATGACGTTCCCCACTTGCCTGTGATAGGTAGGTGGGGATTTTTTGTGTTAAAAAATCTTCTCCGTCTTTCTGCCAAAAGGAAAATTATTAACTTTGTCGGCATCTATCTTAACACGAACGCTTATGACAAAGGAGGAAGAGAACCTTGTGCTGTCGGCTGTGCAAGGCAAGGATGTGAGCGAGGTGATGGCCTTGCTGATGAAGAGTGGCAACAGGTACTCACGGAGGTTATTGAAGTGTATCAAATGGGTGACGAAATGGGTGCCGATTGCGATCATGTTGTGGCACGCCTTCGCCATGTGGGATTTCGCCCACAACCCACGAGAGATGTTTGTTGTCCATTCGGAGCACTGGCCGAGCTACGCCTTCATCTATGCGATGTTGTATGTCTTGCCCATTATCCTCATCGTGTTCAGCAGGTTCTTTTGGCTGTGCTGGCTCTACCGCATCCCGTTCTTCTATTACTTCGGTGTTAATGCCGTGCACATCACCTACTGGTCATGGTACACGACAAACGAAATGGTTACGTCTTGCATGACGATAATTGTCATGACGGCGGTTTTCTATGCTTATTGGGTGATTGGTTGGTTTCTCCAGAACACCTGTTTGGGCAGGAAACTATTCTCTTGACTGCCAATTCTACGGAAAATTCACAAAAACACGCTTGATATGAGAAAGAAGGTGTTCAATTACTACACGTTAGCCATGCTTTTCAAGTCGCTTCACGAGAGCTGCATGAAAGCCTGGGAGCAGCAACAGAAGGGCGAGAAGGTGACGGCTTGCGGTATGAGTGACGATGACATAGAGGAGTTGTGCGAGGACGTGTTGCCCAACATGATGAACCCGATGATGAGCACGGAGGAGGTGAAAGATAAGCTTCACGTCAGCGATGCTACGCTCAACAGAATGGTGGCAAAAGGCGACATACCCAACGGCCAATGCAAGAAACGTGGCCACACAAGGTATTGGAAGAAGTGGGACATCTTACACTTCATGCGCAACAGAAAGAAGCAGTAAATCTTAGCAACGGGACATAACTGTCTGATAACTAATTGATAAAATGATGATAGAAAATTGATAGAACGCTGATAGAAACTACAACCAGTTGCTCTATGATCTTCGTTCTTAGACGAAAGCCAAATAAAGAAGAATAAATATTTCGGCCTACCTCACATCGAGGTAGGCTTTTTGTTTCTACATGCTCAAACATGAGCCTCCCTCCTTTCACCTTATCTCTCTTGTTATCAGCGAGAAACAGAATGTGTGAGCGAGTTATGGCCTTTGTGGTCGTAACTCGCTAATTTTGTGCCCGTAACGTTACAATAGAGTTAGTTCAACAAAAGGTAAAACAAGAAAAGATTGTGTATCATGGATATGGCAGATACAAGAGGAGCATAAACATAACCACGGACGGTTTCGCAGAGCTAAAGTCGTTGCTCACGGAATGACTTGCGGTGGGAGGGTAAATCCTGTAACAGCAAACCATAAACAAGCATAATTAATTATGAACGAGACGCTAAGAAAAGTAATGGCAAGTGACGACATCAACGCCATCAAGAATGTTGTAGCCATCATGGCTGAGAGAGCAGATGTTGACATGGGCGGAAATCAACGCCTACTGATGATGAAGCAAGTCCAGTCGGAGGTTTCTGGAAGCCACTATGATGGTTTTCTATCAGGGTTTCATCTTGCTCTTATCGGTTTCCAGCGCTCCAAAGACAAGGCGGAACGTTATTGGAAACTAAACAAGTCGCAGCAAAGAGTGACGCTGCATGACTGGCTTGTGCTTTGGGGTGAGATGGAAAGACGGCACGGAAAGAAAATCCGCAAGTGGTTCCCGCACATGACAAGCGATGACTTCAACGACAAGATATTTGACGAGTGCCAAGCGTTTCTCGGAAACGGAGGAGACGTGTTCCGTGACTTGAACCCATAAACGCAAAAAGGGGCGACCACCCATTGCCGAGTAGCCGCCCCTTCTTTAGCTTCAGCCGTCCACTTCCTCAAAGCGGATGCCATACTTCTCGATGAAGTATTTCTCATTCTTCGTCCTTGCTGTCATTGAATCGAAGTAGACGGTAGTCTTGTCGTTCTCAAAGAAGTAGTTATACTTCTTCGAGAGGTACCACATGACACGGTATGTCTTGTTTGGTACGACCTTTATCTTGAACTTCGTCTTCTGCTTCATGCCTCCCAGGGCGCGCCATTCGTCCATGCGTCTTGTGTGCATCCATGATGCGGCCATCTTTGACCGATCCATCGTCAGCTTAGCAAGGCGGAACTTCTCGGCTCTCTGTTCTTTTATCCGGCTTTCCGTTTCAGACGAATGTTTCAAGCCGAGCCTACCCTTCCAACGTATCACAACAGACCTACTGATGCCAGTAGCTTTAGATATTTCACTTGCGGTCATTGTCGGCCACAGTTCGCGTATCGTTTCCTCTATGTTCTCGTGCTTGGTTGAAAGATCATGCCTTAACTCGCCTCCGTGTTGCCGGATGATGCGATATAGCGTTGACATGCAAACGCCGCAGTCTTTAGCGACCTTCGCCCTTGGGCGGTCGTTGATATGCGCAACGACGTAGTCTTCGACTTCCTTCGGGGTCTTTTGAAATGCCGTCATCTTCTACCTGTTGAGCCATACGCTCCTGAGCCTCTGTCGGTCTTATGGAGCTCGTCTACTTCAATAAATTCGAGACGTTCGGCCACGTCTTTGTGAAGTTGGCAAATCTTGTCGCCAACCTTATAGCGTGGCATATTAGGCATGACATGGTAGAACACCATAGAAATCTCGCCCGTGTAGCCTTTGTCTATCGTGCCGAGGCAGTTTGATAGAATCATTCCCGTCTCCCATATCGAAGAACGCGGCCGACCAGTGAAGCATAGGGTAAGACAATGATTGATCCAGTAATCATCCGGGTCATTCTCTTCGTCGTCCGTGACCGCTTGCAAGGCGAAGCCAAGTCCGTACTTCCACACGTTAGGCGCGATCTCCTCTTCGCTGACCGCATAGCAGTCGTAGCAGTAGTCGTCATCGTGCGCCTTTGTCGGGATGACGGCGTTAGGGTGTAGTCTCTTAAATCTTACTTTCATAATTGCATATAAATTTCATGTTATTTTATTTTTAGCACTCTCAGCACCTCGTTCAACGTGATGCTGATGATAGATGTATCGGAGCCAGGCTTGCGAGCGTAGATGTTGACGCAAAAGAAGCCTGTTGACATTTGCAGTTGCACAGGCTTGCATCGCTTGTGCTTGACGCATATATCGTCAATGCTGGCCTTGACCGAGTTAAAGAACTCGCTTGCTTCGGCATGAAGGAGCGTGTACTCGTAGTCATTGATGAAGTCGGCAATCTCCTTCATCATGGCGTTTTTCGTGTCACAAGAGATGTGGCCGATGTAGTAGGTGTTGCCTACTTTAGTGTTTTCTTCCATATTTTTCTGCTTTTCTTAGTGCGATAGCAATTCTTCCATCTTTGCCCCCCACGAAGGCAGCGGCGAGCCATTTTGGAGCAAGCCTATTGATAGGAGTAAGCGCAATCTTCTTAGCAAGTCTGATTTTCATATATCCACCTCCATTTCATCATCAAAGCAGTCGCACACAACATCTCTTCCGATTGTTTTTTCCATAAAATCACGCCGTTCCTCATGAGTAGGGAAGCAATACACTTTATCCAACGTGTAGACACCGAAGCTGCCTGGCGATTGTGTTGCCAGCATGTAAACTTTGATTTTCTTTTTCATACTAAATCCTCTTTGTTATAGATTGACAAATCATGCCACAGCTCCAGCATGGAGTCTTGTACGTACTTGTTCTCTGGCATGGGGAGCTGCTTCTGTTTTAGCACCCACTCGCCAGGAACAAAGTCGTCAAAGCATTGTAACTCCGTTTCACCATTAAAGTACAGTGGGCGCAGCTTGCCCATGAACGTGTAGCAGAGAGCATTGTACTTCTTTCCGTCACCTCTCGGCTTGAAGCGCACATACGAGCGGTTTCCTCGGTGTAAGGCGGCAAGCACATGAAGGTAGTCTTCTGCGCCTACTCTATTGGCAAACCCTCCGAAGTAACAGTCCCAAAGGTTACGTCTAAAGATGAACCAGAAGAAGTCCATCTCATCCTCGCTCATCTGCGGAATGGACTTGAACACGATTTCTCGCCATACGTGCTGGCGGAGGTGAGAACCGCGTGCGAAGCCTTCCACGGCTGCCACAAAATCGTGGCGATCAAGAGATAGCTTAATCATTCGTCACCTCCTTCCTGCTTTGGAAGAATATCTGACAGATAAGCCCACTGATTGATTTTGCATCTGCTAATTGAATGCTCCCAAGGTTCTTCTCGCCAAGCCATTGAGACCTTGAATCCAAAATAAGCATAGCCGGCATCAAAACGAATGATAAGAACCTTACCCTTGTCTGGCTCTTCCTCGGCATTATGCCACAGGTCTTTCAAGAACTGCTCGATTGCCCAGTGAGCACCTGCCTTGAAGCCACAAGCCAAATCATTCATTGCCTCGATGCCTAGAATTTTCTTGTCGGCAATAAAAGCTTTCTTTGCTTCTTCTATCTTCTTTTCGTCCATAACTAACACTCCCAATTATCAGTTGTACCAACCAGTTTAGCAGTCTCCTCGTTATAAGGAAGGACTTCATAATACAATCCACCAACACATATAACGCAATCAGCATCGTCTGAATCCTTATCAAAGTGACTAAAGAAATCACATTGCCATTTATGGTCATAGTTATCACGTGCTACTACCTTGTCGAAAGGCTTGAAACGTGAATGCTTGGACAGTTCCTTAGTCTCGGCATTCCACACATATCCCGCTTTGTCCATCGCCCCATTGAACATCTTAATCTCGTCATCCGAAGCTGGGCGCACTACCATTTCCCTTTCCTCAAAGGCCATGGGAAGAAAGTCGCTCTGCCAGTCAGTCCTAAAAGTCTTGCCGTTCACGTTCAGCGCGGCATACGCATCGATACGGATAGACGCATAAGACTCCCGATAGAGGATGACATACGTCAGCTTTTCGCCATACGAATAGTAGAAATCAATGGAGACGTACTCGCCGCTACGGAAATAAAAGGCGTTCCAGCTGCGGCAGATATGAGATGGGAACAACATGCACTCGCCTTTCATCTTTACCTCGCACTCGCCAAGATAGGCCGTGCCGTCGGCATTGAACAGAAAAGTAGGCTTTGGGGTTCTCACTTCAGGAGGGTTGCAAGCTATCCGGTCAAACTTGTCTATTTCCAATAGCTCCACATATCCGCAGACGGGCGAATACAGCCGTGTGCCTTTCGGCACGTAGCGGAGAATATCCGCAATGTTAATTCTTTTTCCTTCCATAGCTATTTGTTAAGATACTCTTTGTACACTTGCTTACAGAAGTCCTTGCTCGCATAAGGGTTGTTCTTGACGACCCAAATACGGCCTTTCCACTTGTGGAGTGGCGAGCCGAAAACCCAGTTAAATCTATCTATGTTAAGGCTCAATTTGTCTCCGCTGGTGTAGAGCTTCTTCTTCAACCACTTGCGCAGCATCTTCTTGATGATGTTCTCTATCATAGTGCTTCAATCTGCTTTTTGATTGCGTTGATTTCTTCCTCTACGTCCTTTTGCACCATCACCGTGTAGCGGTCGAGCAAGTTCTGCATGTAGGTCCTCTTGCTCATCTTGAACAATGCGCCCGTCGGAAGACGCAGTTCGAGCGATGCGGTGGTCAACGCTGATTGTAGCGTTTCCAGCTCGCTGAGCTTGTCGTTCAGCTCAATAACTTTGTTGGATGTTCCTTCGTCCATTTTTTATTCTACTTGTTTATAAATTACATTTTTGTGGTCTTTGCGACTTCGTGCAGCGCATGGATAATTGCTATATGCAATGCAAGCTCCTGTACTTGTTGCAAAGAAGCACTCTTCACACTTATTGCCCTCTACAACTTCAATCACGATACGCTCGCCAACCTTATACTCCCTCATCGCTGTCTTCCTCATTCTTATATATTAAGTCGTCTAAGTAAAACCAAAAGGCGACTTTGTTAATACTAACATAGGCTTTCCATGTCTCCGCATTAATATTTGCCACCATTGCAAGGCTTGCTTCTCCTTTTTCGTTTGTCTCGCAGATTACATGCCCTTCGAGCTTAACGTCCGGCTGTTCGCCTGCTGTGTGCCAAAGGGATTTGAGAAACATCTCTTGTCCAAGGTAAATCCCTTGTTCAAGCGAATTGCGCAGCGTCTGTACAAGCGATGCAATCTGCTCGTTTGGAGTATCAACGGCTACTAAGCCGAGATTGTAATCGTCTGCATATTTGCCGACAACAGATGCGATTTTTCCTTTGTCAATCATGGCTTACGTGTTTTAGATTGTAAATGTAAATGTCGTGCTTGACCTCGAATATCTTTCCTTCGGCCAGTCCGCAAGGTTTCAGCTCTGGGCAGAAGCCGCGATACGTGCAGTTAGGCACGCAAGCACGCACAAGAAGTGGTTCGGTCTTCATCAGTTCTCTCATGGCCTCGCGCCACCAAAGATGTGTCTCACTCTCGGCCTTGTTACACAAGCGCACACGGGAGATATTGATTATCTCCTGGGCGTTAACCAGTAGGCGCATGTTAACCCTGTCCGTCTTCTTCTGCTCCTCTCGCGGTTTCATGTTGCCGTCGATGTCGGGCCGCGACGTGCTTACGAAAGGTTGTGCGTGAACGTGTCGGCAGAGGTGAACACTCACGTAATAAGGAATGTCGTAGAAATCAATCGTGAACATCAACGCCCGAAGTGGCGAGTGCTCGGCACGAATGATCTTCAACTTAAACTCATCGCTCGGTTCCTTGTCAAGCGGGGCCTTACGTTGGGTGAAGCGAGCGGCATTCAACACCTCTTGCCATGCGGTGATGCGCCTGACCTCAACTCTTCTCTCCTGTTTGTTGTCTTTGTTCTCCATGTTAATCAATCGTTATTTCTTGGTTCTTTAGCTCTTCAAGCTCTTGTTCTGTTCCGCAGTAGGATACATAACAATTTCCTAAAAGCTTCCATATTGCGATGAATGGAATATTCTTTGAAAGTATTTGCCCTGCCGATGTTAATCTTGCGTCCTCCTCTTCTGTAGCAGGGAAACTCTTGTCTACGCGACGGCCGTTGATAATAGCGGAAAGATCGTCAGCGTTATCTGCCACCCACTTGTAATCTCCTCTGAGCACCGCCCATGCAGTGCGCAGGCGTTTGAAAAAGTCCTTCATGATATTTGATGTTTATCCAATATAATCTCTTAGTATCTCGCTCGTAGTTTGCGTGCGCTTATTCGCTTGCAAGCCCGAGAGCCTTGTTGATTTTTTCCACTCGTTCTCGGACGTGCCTTTCGCGAAACTCGCTGTCAAAAGTCATGTCGCACTCCATGATGAGACGTGATATTTCGGGACGGTTGTCTTCGCTATCCATGACACGCTCGCGGAAGTCGGCCACGCCATGGTTGAAGAAGATTTCAAAATAGTGGTCACCCACATGTGGGTAATGGTAGATGCGCCCGTCGTCTTCCCACGTGAAGCGGTGCTCGCGTAGTTCCTTGCGGTAGTCGGTGACATCCTTGTCGGTAGCGAGGCGGAAGCGCTGAATTAGGAGTTCACTGTCCCGGCCATCTCTTTTCATCGGGTAACCCGTTGTGTGTCGTGAGAATTGCGAGCCGTGCATATCGTCATGTTGAGAATACATGGCCAAGCCTTCAAGACGCATATTCTCCTTCGGCATGATGCCATGCCAGAAGAAAATGGTACGCCCCTTTGTTCCGTCTGTTGTTCGCACAACGAGGTCACCTTTCTTGAACCACGGGCCGAGGTATATGAATAGCTTGCTGTCTTGATCCTTGTCTTCGGTGCAGCCAGTCTTTTGATTGGCGTAGTATCCGCCTATGTGGTCCCGGCCACAATACTTATAGAAGTATTCGACAAACACCTGGTCTTTGTTCTTGCCACAATCGAAAGCCTTGACTTCACATAGGCGACCATTGCCGCAAACAACACGGAAAGGAGTTCCTTTCTTCTTGTAGGCTTCATAACGGTTCTTCGAGAACCGCTCGATGCGTATGACATCATCGTTGATGGATTTCATTTGTTTTGATGGTTTTATTCGTGATATTTGGTTAGATTAATCTTGCTGTTGGGTCGCACATATCGTCAAGAGTGCGTACCTTGCGCCATTTCTTCGGTTTGTTCTTCCGGCTATAAACTCCATGTGTTGACATGAAGCAGCCGCAAGCAGGCGTGAACGGTGATATTTGACCGCCGTAGTTTGGAGATGCTTGCTCCTTGCAACCGCACTTGATTTGGTCGTAGAGCAGGCATTGCTCGCATTTTGGTGCAGTGTGGCTCATGGTTTATTCCTCCTCTTCTTTGATGCCGAAGGGCGTACCGTCTGCGAATTTGCAATATCTCATGGCTTCCTTGAAACTCGTTACGGAGTCTGCTTTATCAATTTGGAAGATACCGTCAACCAGCCGCACTATTAATCTGTACTGGCCTTGCACTTTCATCCACCCAAACGGCTGATGCTTCTGCATTTCCTTCCAGCACTCCTCTGCGTTGGCAAAGGGTCTGTAGGTTGGCTCTGGCTTGACGCGAAATTCCATACCTTCATTTAACTCCAGATTTTCTATGCTCATCCAAGGTGATTTAAGACCTTTATAAATACCTTCAATCTGCCTACCTTCCGCAAACGCTTGCAAGATTGGCAATAACTTAGCTGCTTCCTCACGTGTCATATTTTTATCTTTTAATTAATAATAACCATTTCTTTGCCATCAATATTTGCATATTGCAAACGATTGATGTCTTTTATCCAAGATTGACTGTCTTGTCTGACGACTATTGTGTTACCGCCATGCTTTGCTATCATAGCGGAAATTTCTTTCCGTAACTCTATTAAATTCATCTTTCTTCAATCTTTTAACCCTCTCCCTGCTGTCACCAAGGAGAGGTGGTTAGTTAATCTGTCACTCCGTATGCTTTAGGAAGCTTCTTGATAATATCACTGCCATAGGCATTCTTCGTTAACTCTACAAATTCTCTGACTGATGTCTTATCATCAAGAGACAAACCCTTGCTACTAACAAAGGATTCTCTGCCCATACGGCAACTACCAGTGAGGACGTGGTGGTAAGCAAACAGGTCTCTGTTGTCATACTTGGTATCGTATGAAGGGAACTTCTTCGTGAAAGCTTCAATGCGTTCTTCTTCTGTGCTATCATCATACAACTTTTCTTGCAAAGATGTAAAAGCATCTCTCAGGGTATTGCCATGAGCAAATGTGTTGTTCTCTTTAACAATGAAGCAAGGGGCGAGCTTAGTATTCTTCTCAATGATAAATCCTTGTGCAACATTACCACGAATAGATGTAATTATCGTATTAGTATCATCTATATTATAGACAGTACTACCATTGATTTCTTTTACTCCTTTGCCATTGCCATAGCCATCGCCATTGCCATAGCCATCGCCATCGCCATAGCCATCGCCATAGCCATAGCCATCGCCATCGCCATTGCCATAGCCATCGCCATTGCCAATATCTAAAGCGAGAAATGCTCTGATTTTCTCATCTGTTAATACTTCCATTCTTTCTGTCCTTCCAAGTTAGTAATTGCCTTGTCCGTGCAAGGGATAATCTGACAGCAACGATTTAGCACCATTGACCCAACTACGGGGCTAACCTTGCCATCACGGATGCCACCATTAGCAATCTGAGAAAGACAAGAAGCGCCTTCCCATTGCCAGATGTTACGTACTTTCTCCACTCGTACAGTCTCACCTTCAACATTAGTTACTGTACCGAAATAAACACCAGCATCATAGCTTCTCACGATGCACTTCTTACCTAAAATGTCTTTATACATAATTCTATTATTTAGTTAATTTATCACTACTATTTAAGCCCGAAGGCTGCTAAACAATCATATTGCTATCTAAGCCAAGAATAAAGAGAAGTTGCTGGAGTTGATGAACAAAAGAGATAACCGATATAAATTCATCACCAATCTCTACAGCCCAACCTCCGCCATTATCCTTATAAAGGAAGATGGGGTCTTGGTTTTTAGGCGAATATCCTACATTTTCTTTCTTCCATCCATTCTTTTCAAGAATCTCTGGTGTAATAGGTATTGAAGTAATATCTTTTTCTTCAACACTATATGAATTACTATTAGGGAATTGCAAAGTATAGTTCTTCGTCTTAAATAGATAATTATTCTTTATCTCTTCAACTTTGCAGATTTTACCATCATACATCACCAAATCCCCAGGGATATATTTCGGATTACTCATTTCTCACCCCCTTCCTCGCCAAATGCGGCCTTGTAGCTGTCCACCTGTTGTTGGAGGTGAGCGTTGAGCTGATTGTAGTGGTCACGCTCGGCACGCGCCTGGGCCACGAGGACAAAGCATGTGACGACAGAAGCGATGATGATGGGCATGATGAACGCCCACGGCCAACGATGAGCGGCCTTATCTATGCCGTTGAACATGTTCTTGAAGATGACGGCTGCGAACCGTCCGATGTACACAAACGCCTCGCTTGTCGTGACGTTCGTTGTGAAGTCGATTGTTGATGTCTGTTTCATAGTCAATGTGTTTGTTGTTATCTTTTTCTATTGCACCAGTTTTCGGTAGATTGCCAATAGCCGGCGAGATATGCTTCTTTCGTAGTGGCTTCGGGGTGGCTGCTCGCCCACTTCTCGGCCTGTTCGTTAACGTTTGCCATAAGCGTCACTTTTGTTTCTTTCCGTCATGTTTCATGCGAAGGTAGTCTTCGTAAGACACATTCCTCGGATCGTTGACAACGGCTTCAATATGTTTTTTAGCTTCCTCACACTCACGTGCCCCAAGAATAGCGTTTCTCTCCTCAACGATAAACTGCCCTAAAGCCGACATGATCACTATCGGGTCAACATTGCCGTAAAACGTACCATATCTCCCCATCTTGAACCTTCGCAAGAAGAGCATGACTTCCGTCATTTTAAGGTAGCCGTAATCACCGACCATGAGCTGTGCCATCTGCGATATTTGCGGTGCGTTAATCTTCTTGCTGACACCCGTAAACTCAGATAGGTCTGACAGCTGGTAAATGAGCCATTCTTCGGAAGTTCCAGCTCCGTAGGTATTGTTAGCATCCCACAAGGTAGGCGCACTGCCGAAATAGCATGCTTCTGTATCGTTCGTAATTACGACCGACTTGTCAACATGATATTGTCGTAGTAAAGCCGTCTTGGTCTTCGGCTTGCCTACTTCGCAAGTCTTCTTCCGCTTGCTTGGCGAATTGTGCTGCGACTTGGGCATACTCGCTAAGTCGCTGCTGTCTCTCATCTTGCTGTCTTTGCTCATTGCTTGTGCTATTATTGTAATTGTAGTTGTTGAGCTTCCATCGTGCGAGCCTCTTTGGAACCTCGAAGGTGCTTTCCTTCTCGAACCTCATCTTCGTACCATTCGGGCTTGTCTCCGTCCAGTAGTCAAAGAACTGCCGTATCATCAACTTGCCGTACTGAGAAAGAAACGGGATTAGCCGCTCGCCAAATTCATGCTTGCGTTCCTCAAACGTTTGTGTTTGTTTCGTGCGAAAATCGTGCGAACTTCGTGCGAAAATCGTGCGAGAACAGCATGTAACAGATTGATTATTAGCTACATCAGTGTGCGAAAATCGTGCGAACTTCGTGCGAGCTTCGTGCGAAGTAGCCTTTTTTAGTAGCCCGTTATCAACTAATTTATCAACCGCATGTCTTGCGATTCCTTTTGTTATATTGAACTCGTCTGCAATCTTTTGCAAAGACGTGCAGACGATGCAGTCTTTTGAGGTTCGCTTCACGTACATATAGATGTTTATCTCAACCCAAGAGTAAGCCGTAAACATACTATCTGGTATTGTCATGGCCTTTAGCTTTTATGCTGAAACCCCGCTCAACGCCTTATAGAGTGCGTATCACGGGGCTTCATCCTTATTTATTCAATTAACATGACTTGCGAGTTTGGGAAGGCTTCAAGAAGGAGCCTCACACCATCCTTTGCCTTGTCAGAAAGGCAAGCCATCGTCCTTCTTGCCTCCTCCTTGGTTAGCGGCCTGCTGAAATGGGTCGCCCCCCGACGCTTGCTGCATCTGATTCATCTGTCCGTTGTTGGCCTGTTGCTGAGCGGCCAATGGCGACTGTTGCTGGTACTGCTGTTGCTGACCGCCTGGCCGCGCAATGTTCCATACGTTGACATCCGTGAACCAACGGCCATTGTACTCACGAGACTTAATGTCGAAACTGACTGTCACTTGCTCGTTGACATTCAGGGCGAACTGGTCTATCTTATCCTGCCCGAACAGAGTGAAGCAAATAGTCTTCGGATATTGCTCCTGTGTGGTGAGGATGAACTCCTGTTTGGCCCACTGATTGCCGGAGCCTGAAACGCCTTCTGCTTTTGGGAGTATCTTCGTTACTACTCCTGTTACCTGTAAATTCATTGTCGTTTTGCTGTTATTGTTATTTGATGATTTCGTCTATCATGTGGTTAGCAAGAACCACACGCTCCTCTAAGAGCTTGATGTCGCCCATCACATCCTCTCGCTCGATGCTGATCCAGTGTATCGGCTTTGTGAGCCACGGGCAGTAAGCGATGAAATATGCGCCCACGGCACCCGTGCAGCTCATCTCGGCCAGCACTTGCCAATAGTACTTCTGCTCAACCTCTTTCAGCGAAGGCGCATCATGTATGAACGTGCGGTACTTCATGTAAGTGTTGAGGTTGGGGCATTTGACTTCAAGCGTGTACTGGCCTTCTTCTCCGCGTCGATAGACAAGTCCGTCAGGGCTTGCCGCAAAGTGCGGGATGATGTCATGCTTGCACGACGAAAGCTCGGCATAGACAAGCTCATTGCCGCTGTCGTTGTTCATGGACAGGAAGAGCGACTTGGCCGCTTCCTCTTGCTCAACGCCCCACTGCATGGCCTTGGTGGTGTAGTTCGTCTGGTCGAGGTAGTCTTGGAAGACATCGTTATCGTTGAGGAAGTCTTGGTTGAAGAGGCGTTCGGCGGCCACCTGCAAGATGTAACTCTTTGCGGTGTCGCCAAACTTCTCGTCTCTTCTCCTTCCAGTCTTCATGATGTCAGCGACCTTGCTCCCGCAGATGTTGCCCATGCGTGAACGGTACCAATCCAAGGAGCGTTGTTCGATGTTGTCGGTGATCATAGGCTAAAAGTATTTCTTTTGAAACTTGCGGCGAAGGTAATTCGCAACTTCTTCTGGAGTTTTCAAGAACCCCTCATTAATGAGCATGGCAACCTGCTTTTCGAGTTCGAAGTATTCCTTTTGCGTCTCTTCCGTACCATACTCGTTTCTGAGCTGTTGTTCATGCTTACCTGTCACGATGTAGTTTATCCCTTTCCCAAGAATTGGCATGTAACGTTTCATTTGGTGCGGAGTGCAAATTTTGCTCATGGCAGATGCTAACTCCTTGTAAGCGTCTCCTGCCTCGTTGCGATATGTCAGCATCTGGTCATAAACAAACCGCAACACTTTCACCTTGAAAGTTGGATTGAGCCACATCGCAAAGTCGATAAAAAGAAGAGGATGCATCCAAGTACCACCGTTCTTACCTCTCGAAGCCAAATAGGGACTTTTCTCCCCATTTAGATTTTCTTCTTCACAAAGGGCTTTTATAAATTCTTGCGTAGTCTTGTTGGATAGATAATCCTTCAATTCCTTATTGGAAGAATTTGCGGCGTTCCAAGACTTCAAAAGTTCGGTACTATTAAAATACCCGTCCTTTGTCCGCTGTTCAACCGTAAAGTTGGCGAGCGGACGTTTCATTATCTGATTGGTGATCATTTCTTCTCTTCCTTCTTAGCGGCGGCTTCCTGTTTTGTTGCCTCAGCAGCTTTGGCGGCGAGATTTTCCTTCTTCTCGCTTTCGAGGTTGTCAACATACTCAGGAGCGAAAGCGTCTATATCCAAGTCTTGGACATCGGAAACATTGGTGTTTACAACCGCTTGGTCGAAGGTGACGGCATTTTGCATCTCAATAGACTTAGGCGCATATTTCAATATAGATTTGAGAACCGTCTTTTGCGCCATAGCGTCAAAGTCCGACTTCCATGGCGAGTTATAGCCGTTTCTGTATGCTTGCGAGAACTTCTGTGCATGCGCTTTCACCTTGTCTATATCCCAATAGGCGACCTTTGTAAAGCCGTTCAGAAGCTCGAACTTGGCCATGTAGCCAATAACTTTGTCAGACTTCTTCTGTTTCTTGTCGAAAACATAATCTTCATCGAACTCGTCACCTGACACATACTCGCCTTCATGTACAGGTGCGGCAAGAATCTTCTTGAACTGGCCGCTTCTCTGGCATAATTGGAGCAGGCCGAGGTAGCCAATTTGAAATTGGGCCTTGCTTCCATAGGGGATGATGTAGCACTGACCAAGCGTTGGGATAACCTGCAACTGCATTGTTGCCGCAACCATCGCTGCGCCAATGATGCTCATGGGTTCAGCGCGTCGGAGCTGTGGGTTGCCGTTAGCCACACTGATAACCGAGCTCATAAAACTGTTTGCCATCTGTGGGCTATTCCACACCTCGTTGAGTTTTCCAACCACGGCAGGCGAGTGCATAAGCTCGCCAAGCGACATGCTTGTATTCTGTGTTGTTGTAACCTGTGTTGTCATTCTTTCTTTATAGTTTTACTGGATTTGTAGCTAATTTATGCCGGATGTCTGTTAAAACTCCGGCCTGTTCTTGAAAGTCAACGTTTCCCTGTCGAGCTTCCGTCCAACGCCATCGCGGTAATTAAGCCACAAGGCGAACTTTTGCAGTTCGATCGCCTCTTTGCGTGGGATAAAGAGAAGGCAGTCGTGAAGCTGCCTTAATGATTCAATCTTCTTGTTTTCCATAGGCTTCACGATTGTTCACGGAGATAAAACTCTTCGATGCCCGTTCCCACGACACCGACGCTCTCGTAGTCCATCATTGTCCTGCTCATAACGTCATCAATGTATTTGAGGGCTGTGTTGAGCGTCTTCGCCTGAACGAGATAGACGACATTTGAACGCTTCTCCTTCTCCGTCTTCTCGTCCAAGACAATGAACGACAGCTTTGCCTTGTAGAAGTTCTCGTCGTTGACGTTGTCAGAGAGGAACACCTCCTTGTACTTTGCGACATTGATGTTCGTCACGTCTACGTCTGTTCCGACGAACTCTTCAAGAGCCTTGCTCTCTGCGTCGCCAAACGATTCCGCTTCAACGGCAATGGTGCGCTTGACATCTTTCGTTGCGCCATCCTCCTGCGTTTCGGCCATCTTTGCTGTCACCTCATAGAACTTTCCTGTGTGTGATTTTAAGTTTTCCATATTGTTTGATTTTTTTAGTGAATTAGCGGTTAAAGCATCCCGCACGACCATTCCTCTGCGTGGTAATAGTCGCTTGCTATGCCGTGCAGGATTTCTTTCCCCTTCTCTGTTTCCGCCTCTCTCATGAGGGCGTGGACCTTTCCGAAGTCACGATAGCACTCTTGGCTGCGCGCCCTGTCGATGAGCGCCCTGTCGTGCTCGTTGATGTCTGGCGCGTCGTTACTCTTCATCTTCGTTGTCTTCATCCTTAACAAGTCCGAGGAAGCGAGCGACACAATCGCCGAGCCATGCTCCGACGATAGCGCACACGAATGTTGTTGCGCAAGCGAATACGATGATAGTCATAACTGAAAACGATTAATAGCCCGCTTCCCTGTCAGTGCCCGCGAGGTGAAGTTTACCACCTCAACGAGCACGACCAAGAAGACTAAGCAAATCAAGTAAATTAGGTAAAAAATTCTCTTCATATAGTGCCGCATCACGGAGTCGAACCGTGTAATGCCCTAATACCCGTAAGCGCCTTCTGCGTGAACGAACAAATAACAGAAGTGTATCATAGGCCGGTGCCTATCCGTTTAACACCCTATATGCGGCTTTTGGCAGACAACACGTGGCGGGGTCGAACCGCCTAATGTGCGAGGTCCCTATGAAACAGTGGAGCATGCGCCACTGCTGTCTAAAACTCCACGCCTATCCGATTAGCGCGCTATCCGTGTCTGTCTGCCTGCCCAGACGGAAGGTGTCGAACCTTCTAATGTCCTACGCGATTTCTCGCTTCGTGCCTATCCGATTAGCACGCTATCGCCTGGAGTTGAGGGCCGCTGCCCTCTTTGTTTCACAAAAAACAAAAAAAGAAACCATGGAGCGTCTCGCGACGCTGTCCCCAAAAAACATCTTGAGTGTTGCGAGGTTGCACGGATTCGGACCGTGCTCGGTTGTGACCTCCCAGTGACTTGGTACACACGCCACAAATAGACGGAGCAAAACATAGCAAGGCGTGCTCCTCGTTTGTAGGTCTGTGCGGCTCACCTGTTGCCCGCACCGCAACCCCATGGGCGAGACGGCTCGCCAAACTTTCAGGGCTACTCCTCACGGAGTGTTCCCCTTATCGTCCGCGGGGCTTACGGACAGCCGTCTCGCATTGGACAAAGCGCCCCCTTGAACCAATTTATATAGAACTATGAATAAAAAATCAAAAGAGGTGCGGGTGAAGGCGTAAAGCCCAAAGCAATAAAAACTCGAATCATTATGTTGTTAACTATTCACTTTTAAACACCTTGCCGTTGTTTAGCCACCCGCACCGTCGGCCAAGTGTCATGGCAATTTCACTTCCTGCACTCGTTGCGTTGCCATCCTGCCGCCCAAATGACAGGGGCTGGGTTGCAGCATCTGAACGATGTGTTGACGTTGTACAGGGCTGTGTAAAACCCGTCTATCTCGTCTGCCGTGAACGGGCAGTCCTTGTGTATTCTCCTTTTCATGTCTGGTCTGGTTTTGCAGAAACAGGGCGACGGTCTCCGACGCTTTTAATCCGTGGCACCCCTTGCGCTGATGCCGACCGCCGCCCATTGTCTAACAAACTTAAACTATCAAATCAACCATGAAGAGCGTGCCCATGCGCAAGATGAAAGCACGTATGTCTCTAAAAATGGTGCCGCTCCGATACCGAGAGCCACAATCAACCGATTTGGCAGATGGCTGTCACGCCCTGCCTCTTCGGACCCCAAAAGCCTGCTCCTTCCCAGTGAGCTCGTTCGCGGCACCGTACAAGGTGCAAAAATGGTAAAACACCTTGTGGGATCAAGTCTTAAAGTCTTCTTTCGCCTTCCTCTTCGCAGTTTCTCATGAGTTCCAAGACGTTGCTGATGGACTTCTTCTGCTCGCCTGGTGTGCGCCACACGTCATCGTATTGGTCGAACACCTCGGCAGCGGAACCATACATCGACTCGAAGCTCATCCACTGCTCTTCCACCTGCTGAATGCTCAACTGCAAGTTTTTCTTTTCGACCGGGTCGTCGATGTCTATGTCGATAGCTGGTTCAAGCGCGAACTCCGCTTCCATCCACAATTTGAGGACAACATCAAGAGAGAACGGGTGAAACACCTTGTCGAGGTCGCTTATAGTCATGTTGCATGCCACCTTTCCAGCGCTTCTCAATGCCGACTCATATACCTGGAGGGCAATCTTCAGGCAGGTTGTGGCAGTGGTGACCCATGAGCAAATATCCGCGTTTTCTATGCCGTGTTGCTCCATGCTCACCCTGAACTTGTTGGCAAGGCACGTGACGAACGTCCTTGACTTCTCGTATGTCTTAGCTCCTATCGCTGTCCACAGGTCGTAATAGTCAGCGTCGCTGATGTCGCCAAACGCCTTCCTTGCGGCTGGAGGCAGGTCATTCAGCCTAAAGAAGTATGGCGGTCCGCCATACAGAAGTGCCCTCTCGTAAGCCTTGTGTGCTTCCACCGCCCGTTTGAAGAGCCACTTGGTTGGCTTGCCGTCTCGTGAGCGTTTGCGGTACCTCGGGTGCATCTTCGCCTTGTCGAGCGCTTCCAGGCACGCCATCCACGCGGCGTTGTTGGCCACGCCAAGCACGGTCTTAACGAGCGACGAGATAGCGTTTGCAAGTTTCTGCAAGTCTTTTTGCCGTTCCGGCGAAATGGTTTGTTCGTTCTTCATTTTCGATGTTATTGTATTATTCGGCAATTGTCAGGCGGGTAGTCTATGATTTTCCACTCGTCCTTCTTGATGTGGATAGCTTCGCGGAATATCATCAACGGGATGCCCGGATGCCTTTTCCTGTTGTGTGCCACTATCTTTGCGATGATACCCTTTGCCGTGATGCGAAACTCCCTTAGTCCGTGTGTGTATTTGCTTTTCACGTCGCACACGACCAGCTTCCCATCTTCCCAGAAGATGAAGTCGGGCTTGTAGCTATGGCCACTCACCATCAATCTCCTGTCATATCGAACCTTCGTTTTCAGTTGCCTTGGCACATACATATAGATAGACTTGAAGATTTGCAGCCTCACTTGTCTGTGGATGCAGCTAACCCTCTTGTCTGCGAGAAGTATCTGATGGTATAGGCACTCTTCTCTGCTGTCGTACTCCGTGCCGTTGCGGTCGGTGTACTTGTGTTGCATCACTCTTACCATGACTTACTCCTTGAAGTGTAGCCTTTGATATTGGCGTTGGGCGAGAAGTTGAGT